CCCATTAAACTAAAGGCAGATGATCCAGCTCGGTGAATATCCACTGTTGGGCACAAGGCTGTCAAATTAGATTAAGTCTTGCGTTACAATTATGTCAGGCCAAATCTGAGCTAATACATCAAAATGCACCAACCACTCGCGCTGGCGCATTTATTTTTATTGCTGCTTCCTGCTCTGCCCTTTCCGCCTCTTCTTTTGCATACGCCTCGGCTTCTGCTTGCTTCTGATTATAGATAGAGTTACTCGGCATATTTACCCGCACATCAATCCAGTGACCTGCTGGGATATCTACCGGCGCACCGTTTTCTAGTTCAACACGTTCATCACCGACTAATTTAGTGAATTCAGGGTAGGTTTTTAAACGCGCACGTTGAACATTCTGCGGTAAGTCAAAGTGCTTGCGATAGGAAGTATAGATAACGATATCGCCGTGTTCTTCTTGCGGTACCGGCTCGCCGTTAAACGGATGTTGTTCGCCGGCGACTAACACATCGTAGTCAACATAAATAAGCGGTAATTGATTGATACCCGACGGAATAGTGATGCCGCCATTAATCCCGCCCCAGCTCGCGTCCGAGTTGAGCCCAAGAACGTGTTTCAGTTGATAAATACCCGTGTGTAAACACTTAAGCTCGACGCCTTCGGATTCATCGTTAAGCTCGATGTGGTCAGCAAACACTTTAACTATCGGCGATGCGGCCTTTAAGTTGCCGTTTGAGTCTTTTGTGGTGTTTGCTGTTGTGTAAAATTTCTGAGTATAAGGCGCTGGCCCACTACTAGTATATGTTAATCCATACCAGTCAGGATATGGATTACTCCCCCCTTCACAAGCAATTACTCTCACAGAGCGCCCTGCCCCTGCTGAAGCCCAAGATAAACTAAGCCCTATTAAATTTTTATTAATTGCATTTGTTATTGATGAATCAAATGTCCTTATCTCGTTTGCTGACGGCGATAATTTATTTATTTTTGAAAAATAAGATTCACCACCGAAGCCAAAATCACCAATTTGCATTAGCGTACCGCTAGTGCTCGGGAGGGAGTGGATCGTTTGAGGTTTACCCACTTGTCTGGACGTAATATTATTACCATCCCCACTTTTAGCGACCAAACGTACTAAATCGTAATCATCCGTTGAGTTACTTTTTGAAGTTATTGAACCAATCGAGCTAACATCCCCCTCAATAACCCCACCCGACTTATCAAACTTGCCATCAATATTCTTATTCATCTGATCGACAGTCGTTAGCTTGACTTGCTCACCGCCCCAGTTGACGGTGACAGTGCCGGTTCCCGTCGTCCACTGATTCATTAATCCCATGAATTCATTATTACGTGCAATGCTTGTCGCTATTTTTACAGCGGCGTCACTTGTCGTATTATCTATCGTTGTGAATATCTCGTAAGTCGCATTTGTGACTGCATCGTAAAGCGGCCTTGATAATTCAATTTCTGTATTAGATTTAATATTTTTAATTGAATACGCATTACTTGACGTGGATGTGTAAATAATAATGACTTGCCCCTCTAGGATATTATAGAGATTGCTGAGCCACTGCGTACTTTTGCCTGTGATTTTCGTTGAGCCTTTCGTGCCTGATATTGTGCCAGCTGTATACATTGTTCTTTCCTTAATATTTGGGCATAAAAAAACCGCAATTAAGCGGCGTTGATTGAATTGATTGCATTAACTTTTGAATACTAAACATTGCGCGGGGATTTTGTGGATCAGATTATAACCACTTACTTTACCTACAATTTTATATGAAATTGTAGGAGTCTCGTTGGCATAAATAACACCCGAACCGGAAGTTGCCCCAGCTGTTATAGCGTAAATTTCATATCTATCCCCGCCAGCACTTCTTGAACCTGTGACTGAAGATAACGGAGAGAACGAGATTATAATTCTATCGTTTATTTTAACCTCTACATGCCAAGTTATATTACCGAAATCAGAGGATCCCATTGTTGATACAGTTAATGCGGGAATAACTAAGGTACGATCGAACGCTTCGGCAGGTAGTGTGATTGAGCCATCGAAGGGAATAGAATGCACCCTAATCACATCACCCTCGATTTGATTTGCTTTTAATGTTCCCTTTATTTCACAATCTTCACTAATAACAACATTATTTAATATTCCAGATGTTGCTGTTATTTTCCCCGTTATCTCTGCATCACTCGCAATAATTTTCCCGCTCTCAAAATCCAGCATTAGCCCCTTTTTAGTCACCGGATCCCAATGCTTCGACTTGATAGTCGAGCCAATCAATAGCCTTTCAATTGTCGCCTGATTAATAAACGCCTCATTGATAAACACCTGTCCATTTTCGACAAAGAAAACAGGTTCTAGCTTGCCGCTGGATGGATTTAAAATACCAAAGGTATCCGCGCTAAAACCGATTTGCGTTGTGACTTGGCCATTTTTAACCTCCGCGCCTATGATGAATTTTGCATCATGATATTGTCCGTTCCAGTTAATACCGGCTTGGATTTTATAAATTGCCGATCCATTACCTTGATGATCAAAGACAGTCTGTGCGCGTTGTTCAATCGCCGCCGCGTTCTCTCCGAGTTCGGCTTTGATTAACTTATTCTCTTCAGCTTGCGCTTTTTTATTATCAGCAACCGTTTTAGATAACGCTGTGATTGATGAATTAGCGCTTTCATATTGAGAATTAAGCTGAGTGATTGACTGAGAAAAAGACTGTTCATTATCAACAACTGTTTTTTCAATGCGTGTAAGTGCTGCCTTGTTTTCGCCTATCTCGGCTTTCATCTGAGTTTCGGCAGTCGTGCGCGCGGTTGTCTCAGTGGCTAGCGCGGTATCAATGCGCCCAATGTAAGCCTTGTTATCATTCAGTTGTGCGGTGAGCTCGACTTTCGTCTGTGTCAACGCTTCTGTTTGAGTTGCTATAACCGTATCTTGGCGCTTAAGGCTGGCATTCGCTTGATTGATATTCTCGTTCTGTCGTGCGCTCTCAGCGGATAATTCAGTGCTGATTTTCGCAATAGAACGTAGTGCGTCATTAGCTGTTAGCTGTGATTGTTCGATAGAGGATTGATGTTCGTCGAACTTACTTTCAGATACCTTTTGATACTCCGTCTGTGCATTCTTAGCATCTGTTGCTGTCTTCTGCGCTTCATTGATGCGAGCGCTAGACTCTTTGACAGTTTTATCCGTCTCATCAATCCGTTGAGTAACAGATTCAAGCTGTAATTTCTGTTCAGCGTAGGATGCTTCAAGCGTTGATGTTGTCTCTCGAATCTCTAAAATAGCCGAGTCGTTAAACTTGAACTTACTTTCGATAAGCTGCTGCTGAAGTGCCCGAGACTTTTCATCGTTAGCGTAAACATCTTTCATACTGAAAATTTCAGCACTGTTTTTACCAATCTCAGCTTTTAACACCTCGGTACTTTGCGCTCTCGCCTCTTTTTCGTCAGCAATAACGCCGTCGACGCGTTTAATCTCAGCGCGTCGATCCCCCTTTTCAGCAAGAATATTAAACGTAATTTCGCCAAACTGCTCCGTATGTTCGAGTGAGGCACGGCCTAGTCGCTGCAGTTGAGTGTCGTGCTGAGCAATAATGTCTTCATACAAAAAACCGTCAGATTCTAACTCGACCACTTTATCTGCGTTAAAATCGATGTCTTTTTGCATCTCCTTGCCGGCTTCGGTTGATAAAAACTTATCGGCCACGGCATCTAAAATCGCCTGAGTATCAGCGCTTGACTCACCAAGAATAATATCCGACCAAGGTGACTGATTTCCGGTTTTGTCAACAAGCCTAGCTCTAAAGTAAAAACGGATCCCTGCCTTCAATCCAGACATGCGGTATGACTTAAGAGGATAAGGAACATCAGCTAGCAGCTGCATGGAGTCAGGCGTACTTTCGGACGAATATTGCAGCTCAGTTTTTAACGTATCGCTTGTATTTGCAGCAAAACCCCAGTCCAGGGTAATACCCCAGACTTCTGATGAGGATCGTAGGTTAATCGGCTTAGGTGGATTTCCTTCTTTCCCATTAAGTTGAGTTTCTTCTGCATTAGCCCAGATGCTGGATATTTCAGATGCATTGATAGCGCGTACGCGGACTTGATAACGCCCTGCATAAATACCATTAACTTCAAATCCCAGCGTTGATGTACGCGGAGCATTAATCCAATTGCCATTATCGCGACGCCACTGAGTTTCATACGCTATCGCAGTTTCAGCAGCTTCCCAGTCAACACGCAAGGTCGTGAATGCAATACCTTGATCTACTTGCGAATAGGATGAAATACGCACGTTTTTCGGCGCTGGTTGCACATTCGGAGGAGTAACAGTGACCGGACGTTCATCAATGCGCACCCCAAAATCGATGTGATCATAATTATCAGGGTTATGAATAGCGCCATTAATCGTGTAGGTGTTATCACCGTTGTCACTGATATTAATTACTCGGTACAACTGGACGGCTAAATCATCAGAGTCTACAACCCATACAGCTTCTTTTTGTGGTGCCTGTGAGTATTCAATCGAGACGGTAACGACTTTTTGATTAACTTCAGTGACAGTGCGGCCCTCTGATTTTCCATCGGATAAGTTAACAATAAGGCGATCGCCCAACTTAATTGAGGTGGTTCTATCAAGCGTAATCTTGCGCCCATCTACTGATGATATGCGCCCACCAGTATTACGACCCGCGAGTAACGTATCAGCAACTGCAATAATATGCCCCGGGGAAGGTATTGCACCTTCAAGGCCTGTCGCAAAAGAAATCATTCGGTCATTCGCATTGGTTAATAATGCCCAACGACCTCGGCGATTAGCTTCACTTCGACGGGTACATCCGATTGCCGATAACTCAAGTTTACGAACGCCGTAGCGGCGTTGAAGCTTCAGATCCGCAACAGGCTCAATATTATCATTACTGTGGTTATCAATATCCGTATAAGAAACCAGTGCTTGTGTATAACGGTTCTGAATACTGCCGCCGGAATATGACGGCTTACCATTCACAATATTGGCATTGGTGAACGTACGGTAAATCGTATCAGGCATATCAGCAGACACATTAACTTTATTGTCAGCCCAGAACGTCATACCACGAAAAATAGCAGCAATGTCACGCAAGACTTGATAAGCTGATTCCTGCGATTGGATATATACGTCACATAAGAAACGCGGTTCTTTACCTTCACCACCTCGACCGTCGGGAACCAATTCATCGCAATACTGTGCAATTTTATACAAATCCCACTTTTCAATCTGTGATGCTTTAATGCGGTCACCGCAGCCATAGCGATTATTTAAGACTAAATCATAAAACACCCATGCAGGGTTATTGGTTGCAGCTTGTTTAAAAGTACCATCCCATGCGCCAGAATAAGCGCGATTGATCGGGTCATAATTTGTCGGCACTTTGACAAGCAAGCCCCCTTTCGGGCGCACACTGATTTTAGGGATGCGGTTATTAAATTGACGCGCATTAAACGTAACAAAAAGCAGTGCTGTATTTGGGTATCGTAACTTCGCATCAATCACTTCAGCGATGGCAGCAATACTGACTTTGTCTGCTACCCTAGCGTTATTTTGATTCTTTGTTAGTCTACGAATACGGATTTGCCAACCTGTATTGGCCTTTGGTAAATCTATTCGATGCGTACGTTGGTACTCGCTTGTCGTTTTTCCATCAAATGCGGACTTAACGAAATCTTTGTAACCCGTACCATCTGTTGATAATTCAATGATATAATCAATACGATAGCCGGTCGTATCTCCATTATCGTGTTGTTGTAATAGCTGAGGTACAGATAAGCGAATTCGAATCGCTGATAGCTGAGTATTGTTAATATTCCTAACATAAGGCTGATCGTCTTTTAACTCCATGCCTACGGCTATTTCATTATCTACTGACGGAATGCCCTGAATATATTCTTGATGTTCGCTGCCGGAGCGAAACTCCCACGTGACACCCTCAAAGTTCTTTGTCCCATCCATATTTCCAATTGGAGTATCATCTAAAAAAATACGAGTATCATCTAGACCGCCGGCAATCTCTCCTTCCGAAATCGCTAGTAAAATTTTAGCTGTAGATTCGGATAATAAACTATCTGGTGATTCCGTGGGCGTATGCCCGCCACCACCGCCACCTTTCGCGCCTTGAATTTTTGCCATGTGCCACCCATAAAAAAACCGCAATAAAGCGGCTCAGTAGAATTTGATAAATCTATTGCTGATCTTCGGTGTATATCCCCGCAGAGATAATTGCTCCGCCTATTTCTCGCCGGTCTACCCCATAAAAAAGCGGTACCGGATTACCTTGTGCGGTTGTATTGACTGCGCCACCAAAAGCGTACGAAGGTTTATTATCGGAATCTTGACGCATTGATAACCCCCGAGATTGCGGAGAAAGTAACTGTGATATCCCACCCAATGCTACTGCTGCGCCACCCAGTGCAAGCGCACCGCCCCACGTGCCTGCAGCAGTGAAAGCAACGGATAATCCACCAGAAAAGAATGCCGCAGCTCCGATCATAGCTACCCCAAGCATTGTCTGAAAAAAGCCTCCTCGTTTGCTACCTTTAATTATTGGCGCAATACGAATTTCTTCATTTGTATCAAGATGCAATTCGTCCTCAGAAATATTACGATCACCTTTAAAAACAGCAAACTCTAGCCCTTTCAGGTGTGCATTAGCCATAAACTGTTCAAAGCCATCATAGAGGACAGAGAGCGCTTTGATCGCCTCACGAGGAGAGTCAATAGCCAGCTGATGAACTCGCCCAAATCGAGCACCCAACACACCGTATAAGCGGATAACTTTCAGTTCGTTCATAATAATTCTTTTCTCCGCACTATTTTTACCGTCCGATCCCGCCAGTAATCGCTATAAGGAATCTGTCGACTAAGCTGGCCATAAAGATGGTGTAGCAACATTCCATTAGAGATAATACCAGCGTGATTGGGTACATCGGCTTGCACTTGCATAATCACCATATCACCCTCTTTCGGCTCACCAGCGACATCAACAAAACCCGCCTTCTGGTAATTATCCATATACAGGTTTTCGCCTTCGTCCCACCAATGCCGATCAACGCTGTAGTTATGTAACTCAATACCGTGTTTTTGGCGGTAGTAGTCCATAATTAAGGACCAACAGTCAGCATGGCCAAGTACAAAAGGCCGCCCTTCCAACTCGCGTTCTGTACGAGGTTCTATAATCCGAACATCACCTTCTGGCCATGACACAATAGCCCACGGCAATCCAGTTGCATCACACTGTAACTTATCAAGTTCAGAGGGTTGAGTTGTTACGCCATCACCGCAATGACTATGTACAATCGCTATCGGATCGCCCCAATCTTCGGCAATTGAATAATCTTCCGGAGAGAGTTCGAAGTGTTCTGTTGGATTATTAGAGAGGTTACGGCAAGGGAAGTATTTTTTAACTCGACTTTTTTGGCAAATTACACCGCATGCCTCTTTTGGGTATTCCAACTTCACATGCTCAAATATCGCTTCTGTTAATTTCTTTGTGATCATCGTATTAACCCCGCTGCTGGGAACCCGCCAAAGTCAAGCGGCTCGTTTTCGCCAAAGCGTTTTTTACAGTCGCTAATTAGCCCGCCACATTTATCTAAAGACGGGTCATCAACAGGCTCACCTTTTTCATTAAAGTATTTATCGCCCGTGTAATTACATCCTCTACCACTTCGATAATCCCCCTTCATACACCAGGAACAAAGGTTGTGTATCTGGCGAACGGGTATCATAATTCCCTGTAAATCAAACGGGCTAGACAACTCGAACTCAACAGCTTCGTCCGCCACTTCATTCGTTTTACGGTCAACGTAATACACTTGAGTAAAACACTCGTCAGGGTTCGCTGATGGGTTTCCATCAGTGAAATTTTCAGCATCAAGGTAGTGCGCGAAAGTTTCGTAGATAGTAATTTTAGCTAATGCTAGATCATCGAACTGTAGACACAGCGAAGATATCAAACCATCAATGTTCGCCACTCTTAATATAGGTCTAGCTGGACTTCCATCACTGTTTTTAGCAATCCCATCAATTTCATAAGCCCAAGCGCCGTATTCATTACCTTGCCACCAAATAGGCTTGGGTTTAATATCATCGCCAGAGGAATCAATATCTTCTGGTGTATGCGGTAAGTTATAGGCATGAAAACGCAGAATAGGACCATCAAACTCACTTGCATCAACTTCGATTAATTGGATTTTATTGCCTGGCTCCAATTTTTGAATATCAGATGTAATCTTCATGCGCTAAATGCCTGTTCAAACGTTGCTGCGATAGTGATCATGCTACCGCCTATGGGTTTCAGTGTTATGGAATCCGCTTTTACTCGATACAGTCCCTTTTCCCCAAAAGGGGGGACCCATATAAATGATTTCACCGTATGCTGACGAATAAAATTAAATATAGGCATCACCTCAGCTTTTTGACCGGTATAGGTAAACGGCCATGACTGAGTTTCCGTATTAATACCGTCACCTGCGACTTGTTTATAGCCATCACCGAACTCGACTTCTTTTATTCGGTGACGAAATTCACCAGTTGGTGCGTCTTGCGTTTGCGTTCGCCACTTAAACTCTTCAATCATGGTTTACCTCAGAAATAGACGATACAAAACCGCCTAATGATCAAATATCAGGATATTAAATAATTAAATTTGGATTATGGTTAAAGGTCAGCCCTGTGTGACTTACTGAAGAAATGGCTGATTAACTTCGGTGTGAGGAGATCTAATGCAATTTAATTTAACCAATGTTGGTGCCATGAATCGCAGTGAAAAATCAATGTCCTCTTTATTTAACGTCTAACTGCTTTTTTGATAATCAAATCTAAGTCACCACCGTCGCGGCCTTCTTTGATTAATACTTGTTTAATCTTGTTGGTTAATGATTGTTCTGCTGCCTTTGCATCTATATTCGGAGAGCTACTTTGCTGCTGTTGACCACCTTTAACATGAATACCACCGAGATCAACATTAACCATGATACCTCCAGCTGGTTGCATTCCATACATACGCTGAACCGGGACGTTAGCCATAGGATGATTATCTCCAACATATCCACCTGATGCATAGCCGTTTTCAGCACTCTTCATTAATGACATCAAGGAGCTAATTCCTAGACGACTCGTTGCCTCCTTGGTAAAAACAAATTCACCTTTATGCACCACGCCGGCAGGCTCATATTTATCCCCTGAGCCCGTAAATCCACCTCTAGCAAAACCGGGCTTAATTCCAAGGAATCCACCAACGGTAGTACCGCCAAATGCAGCTGTCATTGCCTTTAACGCAGCGGCTTTTATTAACATATCGGCAATCATGCGAGCAAAAGAACGACCAAAATCACCAAAATTAGCTTTCCCAGTCATCGCCCAGTCAGTGAGTGAATTGGTCATCCCGGCAAATGCGAACTGTGAGGCTTGGGCCGCCTTACCATATGCATTGGTGGCATCATCTCCAAACTCCGCAAAGCCTTTTTTAATTCCATCCCGCCAATTAGCTCGTAATTCATCCTCTTCACGATAGTATTCCCCTAGCTTAGCTTTTTGATCGGGGGAATCTGCTTTTTCCATGGCGATATTACGCTGATACTGTCTATCCGTTAGACCTGCACTACCTTTCAAAGCCCTAATTCTATTCTCAATGTCCGCAATGCGCTTAGCTCGCTCCTCTAAAAGCTTGTTTTCTCGATTCTGCTTTTCTAACTCGTCACCTTTATCAGCGAGTGCTCTTTGTCCTGCGATAATTGACTCACGACGCAATAGCAGTGATTTTTCATCGGCGGTTAATTGCCTTTCACCGTTTTTAACTATCCTGTCTAAAACCTCAAATTTCGCCTCAGTTAGCATAAGCTGCTTACGTTCATTGCTAATAATGCGATCGCCTGTTTGCGAAAATTCACGAGCCACTTTAGTTTGAGCTTCTAATGCTAATAACTGCTTTTGTAGATCCTCATCGTGGCGGGTACCATAATCAGGCCGGAAAGATGAGCCTTTAGGTGGTTTTTTGTCTTTATTTCGTTCCTGAATTCCCCTCCTAGCAGTCTCAATATCCTCCTGAGTAAAAAGAGATGCTCTACCCTCTTTAGCATCGCGTTTATTTTCTAGAATTAATCGATTAAGCTCTTTTTCTTCCTCATTGCGACGCTGAGCAGCTGTTTGACCTTGCTTAACTTTAGAGTTGAAAATCTCTTGGTTTTTGATGGATCTTTCTTCATCTTGACGAGCTAATCGTTCACGCTCTTGTTTTATAGCGTCAGCAGCCACCGCCTTATCAGTGAGCTCATAGGCTTGTCTTTTAAGTTCGACTTCTCTTTCAGCGTTGGCGAGGCGCTCAGCGTCCCTTTTTTTGGTTGGATTGTCACCTGTATATCCAGCGCTATAACCAAGGGTTTTGGACTTAACATCCAATTCTTTTTTCGCTTCTTGCCATTCAGTAAATGCCGTTTGCCTATCCAACGCCAGACCAGGATTCCGCCCTACGCCTAACATAGCATCCCAGCCTTTAGTGGCTGCGTTTTCAATCCAATTCCATGCGCGTTCTAAAGTACCAAGATTCTCCACAATTGACATTGAGCGCTGATTCATTGCCTCGGCATAGGCTTTCGTTGCTAGTTCGGCAGCCTTTTCTGTTCGTCCTTGTGCTTCTGCTGCTGCAATTTGCTCATACTGCTTAGCGGTTAAAAAGTGCAAAGAATTATTTAACTCTGTTACTGCTTTTACTGGATCATCTTTAAGGCGTTTAAAGTGCTCAATCGTTTTATCAATATCTTGCCCAACGGCTTTTTCCATCTTCGCAGAAATATCAGCCACAACACCGACTTGATTCCCTGAAAATGCACCCGATCCAACGACTTTAGCCAAGGCGTCAGCCATACGATATTGAGTTATGCCATTACCAGAAAGCTGTTTAGCCAACGAATCAAGTTGCGAAGCGGTTTTTCCTGCATAGCTCCCCGTCAAAATAAGTTGCTTATTATATTCGGTGAACTCTTTTGAACCCTTATAGGCTGCAATTGCTAATGCTCCCGTTACTCCCACGACACCCAGCATTGCTATTCTCATTGGAGTAATTAACGACAGTACAGCTTTGAATGAATTACCAATGCCACCAAACGAGTCTTTAATCTGCCCACCTTGCTGAACCATCACTAACCAAATAGGCATACCTGAAGCGAGTGAGGTCACAATATCCGTCATCTGCATCGGTAATTGACGCATGGCATTGCGATACTGCCCTATTGAAATAGCCCCGCTTCGATAAGCTTGCTCCTGCTGCTTTAATTTAGCTAAATAAGGCTCAACTTGCTGACTCACACCCAACTGCGCTGCCTTCATTTGCAGCAGCTCGGATTTAGTCTTCCCTATTGCCTCCGCTTCATTTCTTAACGCTTGTATAAATTTATCTTTAGCTTGGGCTTCCCTAGCTTCTGCTGCTGCTGCGATTTGCTGTTCTCTAGCTAGCTCTCTTGCTGCTTGAGCGGCTTGTTTCTGTTCTGAAGCTAATCTTGCGGTTCGTTCTTCCTGCTTTTTCATCTGAGCAATAATAGGCGCGGCTTCTCTCGATATCCCCATTTGAGCCGCTTTATACGCCAGCATTTCGGTTTTCGTCGCGCCATATAGAAAAACCTGCTCATGCATTTTTCTTAGAAAGGAGTCTTTTAGAGCAGATAGTTCTTTTTCAGCGACAGATAATCCGCTAGTTCTATTGGTAATATCTTCAAGTAATACCTGATATCGTTCGGTATCAATATTGCCTTTTTGATAAACTTTACTTAGGTTTTCTCTAATTGCGGCTAACTTTGTCGTTGAGCCAGTAACTTTTTGTATGCTCTCGACCTGCCGCGCAAAAGAATCTGCAACTTTTATGTTTCCTGATTCGGTTTCACTAACTGCTTTTTTGATCTGATTTTCCAGTATAGAAAAATGTACGCCGCTAATTTTCCCGCCTTCGTACTGGCTATTCAGTTCTTTCAGGATCTTCGCAAATTGATTACTTGCATCTCCTGCTTTCTTTATCGATTGAATTTGGTCTCGTAGTGATGAAGCATTTTCCTTGAATTTTGCATTCATTCTATCAACAGATAAAACTGTTTCTCTTTGTACCTTAGTTAACTCAGAAGCCGCTCGCGCAGCAGCCTTGTGTGCTGGCTCAGACTGTTTGAACGTGCTGTTTAACTCATCTACTGAGTGATCTGTCCTGCTCGCAGCTTGCTGTAAATCATTGAGTGCTTTAGAGCCTTTATCTAATTCACTTGTATTTACCTTAAACGAAATTCCGGCTATTTCTTGTGTCATAACTTTCCTCGGGTACAAAAAAACCACCCGAAGGTGGTTATCATGTGATTATTGATTGCTACTTTACATCAACCATTTTAGCTTATTGGGTTCATACTTAAATTGCATCATGCCCTTACCCTGTACAGGGAGTTCTATATATAGAATTTTCGCACTAGCCAAACCTACTGCAAAATTAGAAGCTCCAATTACTGAAGCAAAAGATTGTCGTTTTTTATCAATCTCAACAAGTAGCTCTTTTATTTCACCACTATCTATTTTTATAAATCCCGAACATAACTTACCTAAACTACAGTCAAATTCACCACCTTGAAGGTCAAAATGAAAATCATACGCTTCTTTGTTATTTTGACTTTCAACTTCAACAGTTAATGTGACACCATCAATTTCTTTCTCAGGCGCTAAACTTGCAAAGTACTGAGTTGCTCCCCGCATTTCATCAACTTTCTCTGTATATTGCCAATCTGCAAACGCCCCAAATCCAGCAGAACAAAGCAGTAAGCCTAATAATAATTTTCTCATCATCAATACCTTTTAATTATCAATGATTGAATATTAGCAAATAGTTGTAGCAATTGAACGCAAAAGACCTCAGTTAAGAGGCGTAATGTTTTATATGGTACATAATGTTTATATAGAAAGTGATCACAGCCCAAGGACGGACTAGCTATCCATTGAACATAACTGTGTTATTTATAGTCTAACGTTAACGAAATAGCGACTATAGTCAGAACGAAAGCTCCAATGCAGACCAGCACAATAAAGCATCCTATTGCCTTTTCAGTTTTATTTTCCATCTCACTACTCCGCTAATTAATTTAAGTTATGTTAGCCTAGCGGGAGTGCAAATTGAAGCAAACAAAAAACCTGCCTAATTTGGCTTTATTTGTGTCGTTTGGATCAAGAAGTCTACTTTTCTATTAATATCATAGTGATACACGAAAAATGCTTGCATTTAACTGTTTGTAACGCATTGATTTATATAGAGTGGTTATTTGGATTTTAACGTATGGATCAGACAAAAAAAGCCCACTAAATTGTGGGCTTGGGAATAACAGTTTTGTATTAACGATTAGGGAATGAGCGGTAGTGGTTAGAAACAAATTCTAACTTACCTTGCTTGGTCCTAAAGTAATCTCTTACAAATACTGGTTTCTCACGATCATACATACCGACTTCATCATAAAATGTCATGTTGACACTCCATAGACCCTTCCTATCCCCATCGAAAGGTTGATTTTAATTCGGAATGCATATACTATGATCTCACTACAAGATGTCTAGTATATGCGGAGAATTCCGTTGATGCTTTTAAAAAGGCTCTCAGTTATTTAACTTGAGGGCTTTTTTATTGCTTGATAGCAAATGATTGAATAATTGTAGCAATTCGGGTTGACTCATCCTCCGACAAATCGCGCGGTAAGTTCTCAATAGTAACAATCAAGTCTTCACGCAGAGGGATTGGCAGTGAAAATGTCTTTACTGTTTCCTCTTCAATTACTTCCACTTTCTTTTTCTGGGCTGGCTTGCGCTTAACCATTGATGTCAACTCCTTCCCCTCAGTGTGGGCAATAAACTTATCAACCGCGCTTTTGAAACGACTTAAGTAGGTTTTTGCAGTATCGTCTTTAACATCAACCCCTTCACGAAATTTATCTACTATCCCCTGAAGGTCCCATTCAGTAGCCAACAGGTCATTAGGTATTGAATCAGATAAAGCAGTAACGGCATTTCTAATATTACCCGCCGTACGACCACTCATAATACCCATCTCGTCAAGGCCTTCAACAAACTGCATAAAGTTCTCTTTGTTTGCTGTCATGCTCATAATAACTTAGCCTCGTAAATCATAATTTGTCCAATATTACACGTGAGAAATTAGAGAGTCAACAAAGAAAAGATCTTTTGCTTACTCTTTGTTTTTCGCTCCATTTATTTATTGCTCTTTTAGAGAAAGATTTAACTTTCTCTTTCGCTCTTTTGATGCATTTAACAGTCTTTAACTGTCGTTAGATGTTGAAAATAACTGTATACATACACAGTGATACCTACTTGGTACGCATTGATACCTAAAAAACACCTATCTAGAATGAGAGTTTTTGAGGATAGGTGGCATGGAAAGAAAATATAAGCATCCGCAGGTTAACCTCAGATTGCCGGTTGATTTAAGAGAACGAATTCAAGAGTTAGCTGAGTTCAATAATCGGTCAGCTAATCAGGAAATGGTCGCAGCTATCGAATGCTGGATAATGCGTAACTCTCATGTTGAAGTATTAACAATATCAGATGCAGCTGAGCGCATATTTCAACTTGAACGCGAAATGGATGTTGTTAAGGAAAAATTAGGGATTAAGAAGTAGCCGTAAGCTACTTTTTATATTCTTTAAGTAGGATGCCACTATCGCTATAGACTTTGAATGTGTCGCCTTCCTGCATTTCGATAAAGTCACCAACATAGCGATCATCTCTATCGATAGGATGAATAAATATTACATCTTTAAATGGTGGCTTGTTGGGTACATGGTTTTTCATTTCCTCAACATACGCAACACTTTTAACGTGAATTACCTCATCCTTAAATTTGTACTTATGCCTAGCAGGGTTAGCCAAAATAATATTTAAATACATAATTACCCCTTATTCGCTTTAGCTTGTGCAATTCGGCGCTTTTTAAGTTCGAAATAATCATCAACTGCGCCATCATATTCTTCTTTTGTGAAGCCTTTTTCCTCTGGATACTTAGCTTTAATCATCATCAAGAATTCTGACATTGTGAGCTTCTCGGCTTCATCACGGTTCATGCCAAAGTGAACACAGGATGCGTTAATATATTCGACAGCATTAAATGAATCAGTAAATTCTTTATCACTTTCATTGCGTTGCAGATTCCTGATTTTCACCTTACCAATTACACCATGGATCATCAGCTCTCTAGCCAATACGATAATGTCAGATATTGGTAGCTTACCCATGCGGTATGTTGTGCCATTTTTATCAACGTACCACTTTCATTTCAGATTTTAACTACCGGCAACTCATCAAAATTTGTCGTATATGCTGGTGACAACATTTCACGTTTCATTTGATATCCACTATCGCCGCCTTTCGCAGCAAACCAGACTTTTCCTAGGCTACTATTGTTTATAGTATCTATTGTTTTCATAAGTTTATCACTGTTCTTAAATGGCTTCCGTGTCGAGAACATGTCGAACTGAGTGATATCTGAATCAGTGAAGTCAGACAGTATTATCCCTGCTTTATAGTAGCGATATCCATCTCGCCAGATAGTATCTAAACCTCGCATGGCAGCATTGATAATGTCTCTCGTGTCGCTGCTTGGGTATTCAAGTTTGATGCTGACACTATTCGTATAATCTTCACCAGAAGCATGACGGCTAGTTTGAATAAATAGACCAATGATCCGGCATCTCTGTTTTTCTTCGCGTAGCTTTTCCGCTGCGCGTTCCGCATAGTCACAAACAGCTTTCCGCATAGTTTCAATCTCTAAAACCTTCTTACCGAAAGACCGCGAGCACAATATTTGCTGCTTAACCTTTCTGACTTCTTCAAGTTCAATACAAGGCTCGCCATTTAACTCTCGGAGCGTCCTTTCTAGTGTTACGCCAAAAGTTTTGCGTATTGTGGCCGCCGATGTATTCGCCAAGTCTAAAGCGGTATAAATACCCATAACTCTTAACTTAGCTGAGATTCTACGACCAATACCCCATACCTCTTCAATCGGAATAAGTGACAGTAATTTTCTTTGCCGACTTTTATCAGATAACTCGACCACACCGCCTGTTTTTCTCCACGTTTTAGCTGCATGATTAGCAATCTTCGCGAGTGTTTTAGTGGGGCCAATCCCGACACCTACGGGCAAATGAGTTCGCTGTAATATTGTTGATTGAATTTCTCTCCCGTAATCTTCTAGATTAAAGGTATAGGCTAAGCCAGTGAAATCAAGGAATGCTTCGTCAATCGAATATATTTCTAAGCGCGGGGCGTACATTGATAACAAAGACATCACTCTATTGCTCATGTCAGCGTATAAGGCATAGTTGGAGCTAAATATATTGATGTTATTTTGCCGGTAATAATTCCGCCGTTCGTAGTAGAGCTCACCCATTTTGACACCGAGTTTTTTGGCTTCAGCAGAGCGAGCAATTACGCAACCATCATTATTACTCAGTACAATTACTGGCTTTCCCGCTAAGTCTGGCCTAAATACTTTCTCGCAACTTGCATAGAACGAATTAACATCAATTAAGGCAAACATCACTGAGCCTTGTGAATAATAAATGTGACCACGCCAAATATCTGTAAATCCTGTGCATCACCTATATAAATAGGTTGAAAATCAGGATTCATCGGCATAAGCATCGGGGGGTGAGACTTCAATCTCTTAACTGTGAACTCACCATCAACGCTAGCTATCACAATATCTCCATCCTTTGCCATCAATGCGCTATCGACTATCACAACATCGCCATCGTAAATATTTGCATCGATCATAGAATTACCTTCGACGCGCAACATATATGTACTGTCAGGATGTTTAATCAACGTGCTATTGAGATTTATCCTCTCTTCCATGTAGTCAGCCGCAGGTGACGGAAAACCCGCAGGAACCCTGTCAAGAAATAATGGAATATTAAGAACGGACTCCGAATCGATAAGCTCTAGCTTCATAATGCACCAAGATATAACTGTATTTATATACAGTATATTCTAGTCATTTCGGTTGTAAAGATTATTTTTAACACCAAAATACTACTCACAACGATGCCTACTTAATACACATTGGTACTAGGGCATTGCTGCCCTATTTTTTATGCATCAACTCTAAAGCTTTTGATTCCATAAGTTGAATATCCTTAATCGCGGTTGCTTGGTCGCTAATGCCATACGTACCGGCCAACATTGGGATAACCGTATAGTCTAAGCCTGTAGGTCCATCCACGCTGACTCGCCACTGTGTTGATAGAGCTTGGAATAAACTCACTGACTCTTCAATGTCAGGGGTAATCTCAACAGCACTATCATCGAGATCACCCAATAAATCTAATTCAGCGGCAGTTAATGGCTTGCTATAAAGAGCTTGAGCAACCGCTAGGAGTTTTTTTCACGAATACCCAGCAATGCCTGCCGATAAGAGGAGAAAATTTCAAATGCTGCACCGGGGTAGTTATCAAAAAATTCAGAGACATTATTATGCGTGAATTCATGATCCTTAAATCCCCAACCTTTAGCTATTTGAAGCAAAAAGGATGCATCAGTTAAATCTTCTGCTTTCCCCATATCATCTAACTCACTCATTTTTTTATGAATGAAAATGAATGGTAGATCACCTTGCTTGCCATCCGGTGTTGTAATTTTTACTGTATGTTCAAAAGTAGGATTGGGATTATACGTTAGCTTAGCCATTAATTTACCTTTTCGTTGATTGTGACCGTGGTTTTTGCAAAGACATCATCTATGGCGGCAGTGATAGCCGTCTTTCCTGCAGCCTTTAGTGTGACTTTACCGAGATTGCTGACGGTGGCTTTTGCGGTATCAGCGCTACTCCATGTAACATTCTGACTGGATGCGTTATCGGGTATTATGGTGGCGTTAAGTGAAATAACATCCCCCACAGTGCCCGCTATAGCTGTTTTGTCAATCGTTAGCCTTGATACCGAGATTACTTTGCGTGGGCGTAGACAGATTGCTTTGAGCGTAAAGAGAATCGAACTGATGTCGTCTCAACTTCATTCACGGCAGTATCAGGAATTTCCTTATAGGATGTAGCAGCTAAATAGTAGCGATCTTGCTCTGCTCTTTTATTATAAAAGCGCACTGCGATCAGCTCTTTGCTATCATCATACCCAAGAAGCAATCCATGATGTTTAGCTTCAGGGTTATATGCCAATGTATATGTAATTACATACGGATTTTTAAAGGTATCAATGCTGATAGCTTGTTCATCTTCTAAAAATTGAACCGTTGTTGATTGCTGATCGCCACCTTCAATTCCAACCGTTGTCACTCGCTTAATTTGAGTCCAGCTAGTTACTTTCTTTAGTGTTCCCGCAGCTTCTTCGCTAGGATATTTTGCTTTATCCATACTATCAAAACCATCTATAGTGATATTGCTTGCTGATACTGACTTGACACGTTTAGGGCCATTCAAAATTGGCCAGCTATCACTAATAATTACAATATCACCTACTTTAATATCACCCGGGCTAGCAACAGTAAGAACCACTTCGCTAGCATTTGTTGCGGCTGTAATTTTAATTTCCTCTCCGTATCCACTGGATACGGAAACAATCGAGCCATTAGGAATGTTATATTCCGCCATGATGAACCTCTTTTTGTATATAAAAAAACCGCCCTTAGGCGGTAGCTTATTTAATCGAATCACATCGATAAGATGTGCGTATTGGAATTATGTAATTAGCTTCTCTAGTGAGTGGTGGTAATTGATTTGGCTCACTATTGAGATAAAGTGTCTCGGTCAGCGTTAACCCATTTTCTAGCTGATCTTTAATGCTATCTGCAATGTGTGTTAATTGCTCCTCACCACCTCCCACCTTTCCAACTATATTAATTTGAATGACACCTTTGAAAATTGGCATATCGAGCGCAAGCCCGAGATTATCAGTAGCCGCCGGCATAATATGTATTTGCAAATAAGTGTCGTTAATACTATCGAATGGCACATTAGGCCATGCGACTTTTAACCCTTCTTGATTTGCAATTTTAGCGACCAATAGTCGTATAGATTGATTAATTTCAGACTGCTTCATAACTTCACCTCAACCACTGATTCTCTAAATAACTTATCAAAATCTTCAGCGGTGATGGCCACCATGCCATTCGGTGCTTGCTTTGAGTGCCCCATCTCTAATGGATAGGCATAAGGCACATTATTGGTAAAATAAATCGCATTAGTTCCAACTTTAAATTGCTCTAATACGTATTTACCCACCGCTTTGGTCATATTGCCTGATTTATCAATTCGTCCTGTCTCTCCGTCTGCCGGAGTATCGAACGTCACTTGCCAATTGCCTCGAAAGCGCCCACCGGTATAACCGGGTGGTGCGTTAATATCCATCGAATCATCAACGCGGACGCGCTTTTTTAATAGACGCTTTTTTGGCGTAAGATTATTAGGGTCTTTTCTCAACTCTTCGTTATGGTCAAATACAGCGCGGTTGTAGTCAGCAGCGACCTGATTCACATCCCAAAGTTCTGGATTGCCTACCGGTGACATTTGAACCAACTGAGCCAGAATTTTAAACCCCGTTGCCTTAACTACCGATTCCATATCCACTTGGGCATTATCAATAAACAGGTTAATTGACCGCATAAACGATTGTGACATGTCACGCCCTCAATTGAGATTGATAGCAAATCACAAGTTCAGCGGGTTTAATCGGATTAGGCTCTTGAACACGCAACCACAAGCCATCAACTAACACTCGGTCCCCTTTTTGAATAACCATTTCTGGAGAAAAGACCATTCTGATATCAGTCGACAAGATAAGCGTTCCATCAATATCACTGGGTTTGTATTGCACTTTCACCCCAGTGACCAGAAATTGAGTTTCCGCCTCATGGTGCTCTTTACCCGTATCATCATCGACCCAATATTTGCCATCACGCTTAACTTGATATGATGCGCCGTATTTTTTCAGCATGCGTAACGCAGTGTGATGACCTCGCTGATAAATATTCATGGCTACCTCATTGCAAATGTATTAATGGCAAATCCATCTGAAATATCGATCAGTCCAGACAATAAACCTTTTAACCAAGGGAAATTTGGCGCGCCAGTATTAGTTCCTTCCGCATATTGCACAGTAATCGCGCCCTCAATTCGCTCAGAGGTGATTTCAGCACCTAGCGTGGGCTGTAAGTCATTTTCTCTTGACTCAATAGCTAAACGGCATTGAGCTTGGATTAATTGCTTTGGAATGTCATTACTTGGGATTGCCACGCCATCACGAGATAATCCTGAACGTGGAAAAGATAAAGGTTGATCGGCATCAGTTCGTTTCCCTAACCATTTCTGTGACTCTAGATAGTCCATCGCCTTAATTAGTAATGATTCTAATCCTCCAACTACTAAAGTGATATTTCTATCCTCAGCATATTTCTTTAAATCATCAACACTGGCGTAGCTATTAAATGTTGGAGAATTTTTATCAGGAACAATCATGCTCACCTCAAAAAAAGAGGGGCACAAAGCCCCTTAAATTACTCGTCTGGAGAATTTTTTTCTGTAAATGTGATTGCATCAGTATTTTGTGCAACACCATTAACTGTGGCTGTGGTAATAAACTCACCCGGAGTATCAGAGGTCAATTTCACTGTCGCACCACCGGCTTTGCCCGTCTTAGATGAAGCAGTACTTAACTTACCACCTGTTGTAGACCAGTCTACGGTAGCCCCCTCAATCGGAGAGTCACCTTTGGTATAATTTAGCGATACTGTCACAGCATCTACACTGTCAGCGATAGCGGACGTTTTATCCGCTGACAGAGTTACTTTCCCACTTCAGCAGTCAACTTGATCATGACGCCTGCGGTTAGTTTGTCGCTAGTGAAATGTTTCTTCCAGTTACCCGCTGTACCTAGTTGTGTTAAATCAGGGTTCTTGCCTTTCGATTCATCCCAGCTATAACCCATTACACCAACGTTAACCACACCTTCACCACGATAGCCAATTTCCAAGTTCTCCTTGTCATTGATTTCATAAGAGCGGAAGGTCGGCTCTTGGGATTCAGTGATAGTCACAGCGCCTGGAACTAAACCAAAGATGGCATCTACTGGCGCTGTGTCTGTAACCAGAACAGGCTTACCTAACGTGCCCGGCTGTCCGCCGTAGATAACCACACCTGCCTCTTCATATACCTTATTGTCAATTGCCTGATCAACAATATCGAAGTAGGTTGTGGAGTGCATAACAAACAGATTTACACGATTAAACTTATCGCCGTACTTACGCAAGCCTTTGGTTAACGTCTTCTTGCCGTCTGTTGCAATATCTGCAGTCACTACCATTTCTTTGTTATTGCCGATCGCTGCACCTAAAGCAGCTAAAGAGTATTTAATATAGCCCTCTAGTGAAGCATCTGCTGCATCCGTACCAACCAGCTCAGAGAACTCTGATACATCACGTCCACGGCGTTTAAATGCTTCTTCTGTCGTTGCATAGGGGCCATATTTCCAAGGCGCTTTGACATCAATAGACTCACCTGCACCGATTTTTTTACTCTCAACATCTTTTGTTGAATCAACATCACGATGTTCAATCGAACCGCCGATCTGATAGAAAGCGCGTTTACGGAAGTCACCTTCAACAAACAGGTTATCCAGCACGATGGCACCATTAGAGGCCTGATTAAATACTGCTAAATTATCCTGACGGCGCTCTAAGAATGCCGTTTGTGCCAAGTCATTATAAATTACTAAATCGCTATTAGTCGTCGTAGCCATTGCTTATATTTCCTTACTCTTTTGGAAGTTTTAAATATGCGTCACGCCCGTATCGGCGAATATAATCGGCCTTATCACCTGCGGACATTTGAGAACGTTTGAGATGTACGCCACTTTGTTTATGTTTACCTGCATCGGTGCCAGAAGCTGCGGGGAATAAATGTGGTGCGCTTTCTTTCAGGGATTCAATCCATTCAACAGGGGATAGTGGTGTGCGACCATCTTTGCCCATGACTGGATTGCCATCTTCATCAACGGCTACGGCCTGACCTTCATCGTTGATTTGAAAAATGCCTTTGGCACGCAGAATTAAATCTTCTTGCGCACTGCTTAATGCTCCCGCCTTTCCTGCTGCTGAACGAATTTCATCGCCCAACACACGAGCGCGGAATTTATTGGCAAATATTTCAGCCTTTTCAACTTTGGAATTAGCCTCTTTCAATTGCTTATCAACATCACCACGCAAACGCTCAGTACGCTTATTAATGACTTCATCAAGCTTGCCATCAGCAATAAGCTTAGCTTCTTCATCATTTTCAAAGCGTTTAAGCATTCCTTTCACCGTGTCAGGATCAATGCCTTCAAAGCGTTTTAAATTGTCGCCTTGCTCTTTAACCTTTCCTAGCAACTCATCACGCTTGGCTTTTAGTCCAGATACCTGCTCACTTACCGCCTTATCAATAATAGCTTGAACTTCAGGGGTGATTTCTGGCGTTCCGGCACCTCCACCTTGCGAGCCATCATCAGCCGGTGAGTGGTATTTGCGTTCAATATTCATAAATAACATATGCTTCCCCTTGGGATTAATGTGCGCCTAGCGCGTTGTAATAACTCAGCCCTAAGCTGAATTTAAGTAATAAAAAAGGCCACCGAAGTGACCTTATTAAATAGTTTGTTGATTAGCTGTATCCAGCCTCTATAAATACTTGCTCGTCTATTTCTCTAAGTTGCTCTAGCGAAATAAACTCACCTTTATCTGTATAGAATTCAGAAGGGTGTATGCCGCCTTCTTTCATCAACCTAAATCGAGTTCCACCAAATATTTGTCTTTGCCGCCATTCAGGTTGTCGCTGTATCCAATCAAGAAAATTAGTATCTACTGGCACTTGCCCATCCATTGATGCGCGGGTTTCTGTATCAATTTCATTTGCGTCAATACCAAGCTCTCGCCATGACTTAGTGACTAAGGTTTCGGTAGAGCGGCAATTAAAATGAAGTTTTCCGGGACCTTGTAAATAAGGGATTTTGTGCCCTATTGGCCTACCTTCCAATGTATACCTCAACCTATCTCGAACAATGCAATCATGCGAGGTTTTATTGTCGAGAGTGGATAACCACTGCTTGCAATCAAAAATACTTTTATTTGCGTCAGCAAATTGCTCTCTCGCTGTTGCTTGTAAATGGCTAATGGCAGTCTTAGCTATTGTCATTGCATTAGCTCGACTGAGTTGTAATGCGCTATCTTTATAATCTTGATTTGCATGACCTCTAATTTTACGACCAATATCTACCGTACTATCACCGTTTAAATATCCATTACGAACGACATTATTTATGCGCGCCATGCGGTCTGACTCTAACCCACTTCTCCACTCCGATAATAATTTCCCCTGAAAAGGTCGAGACATTACCGCCGAAAGTAGCATTTCCTCGGTAATGCTCATCAATGGATATTGGCGTAAAGCCACATCAGGCAACAAAGCATCAAATAATGAGGAATAGTAACCAGCCTCATACAATGCGTACTCTCTCATTTCCTCTGTCAGTAACGAAAAAGCACTATCGACAGCCCGCTTGTTAATACTTCTAACACTAGAAAGTAATGACTCTAGTCGCCTTGCTGTAAAGCTATTAATATCAATCGTAGCATCATCCAAAGTCACAATAAGCGAAGCCGTCAATTCAGCATCAAATTCATTGAGCGCTTTTATCATGCGCCTTGCCACCCCGGTAGAATAGCGGCCAGAAAATAGAGAGTGGGCAATTAGCTCATCCATCAATTGCTCATTCACTGATTTCATACTTCACCTGATATTGTCGGATCTTGGTTATTAAGCTCATCTACAACCAAATCAACATCGTCAGCAGGATCAATCACATCATATTTCTGTAAGCTACGTACCAGATCAGATTTGCGAGTAGCACCAGACTGCCATGCAGCAACAATTTCTCGAAGCATCGCACTATCTGCTATGTGATTAACAAGGTCCTTGTTAATTTCGAACGAAATATCACTGGCCTCAAGCCCAAGATATTCAGCGCACCACACAAGAGCCTTACTGCATGCATCAGAAACGTTTGAGCAACAAATACTTAAAATAGAGGTCTGGGCATTTTGCTCACCAACAGATTGAATAACTGTTTTTACCTTACTATCCGCAGAGACTAATTGAGCACCTAACGCAACCATATAATCACGCTTACTGTCCATCGCTTCTTTGGCCAACATATTTGGCTGAGCTTGCGCGTAACCAAAAAAACCTTTTTCTGGCAACATAATTGGCGAACGAGAGCCAACCATAACGCCTTTCTTTTCTAGATGGTCACGCCAATCTGTATTCAACCCACCCAGATACGGTTGTATTTGTCCACAGAAGAACACTGAATCTTCATAATCAGCAGAGTTTCGATAATGCCCAAGATTAATTTTAGCTAAGCCGGCCAGCGGGGCTTCATCGATAGTATGATCATTGTTCTGGGCACCTATGAATGTAAACGGAATTTCATCCCATGCCCCATTACCTGCGCGCTCAGGAATATATTCAGAATCAATCTGAAAAACATTACTCCCACTTAGCTTACGGTATACACGACAAATAAACTTACCATCTTCTATAGCTAAAACTCGATATTGAAGAACATCTTTAAATCCAAACCCATCCTCTTCCTCAACCATTTCACGAAGCACCACCAACGTTAACATGGTTCGGCCATTGATGCGGTCTGTTCGCCAATTAATAATATCTTCAGCACGATATTGGAATATAAACGGAAGTTTAGAATCACTGTTGTAATCCACATACAGACCATGACGACCGACTTCTAATATTGATTCAAGTGAGGACTGAGCAAGCTGATAAATACTTGAGCCGGCACCATCAGCATCTTCTTTTAGACAAGACAGTTTTTCGACAACAGCAACCAGCGGATCCTTTTTAAACGCCATACCTATCATGCCGTTACGTGTGTTACCTGTAATTGGGTAAAATACAGCGCGATCTTGATAATCCTTATTACGTTTCTTTTTACGATTAGCGTCTTGCTCTTCAAGCTCAGGAAGGTAATTTTTTATATCCTCACCCCCCCGACAAACAGAGCGCACCAGCTCCCACTGAGGAGCAGCCGTTTTATACTCCGGTCGAGTGAAATCTACGTTTATCATACTCATCAGAAGGTTGTTCCTAGATTAATTTCAAAGGCTGGGCGAATAGGCCTGTGCAACACTCGATAACGCGTACCATCCCAGTCGTGGTCTTCTTGCTCGGTATCCACATCATCCGGGTTCTTTGAATCGCGCACTAAAACAGGCACACGACTGATCCAGCCTCGACAATAATCAAACACGTAAAAAGCGGGCTTTTCTGCCATTCCTGACTCTGTTTTCTTACCTTCGATCACCGCCTCTAGCATGTCAGCAAATAGTGATGCCCCATTAATACGGGAGCCGGGGTTTTTATTCGCTTTCATCCATTCGACACCTTGAGCTTCCATTTTTTGTGCAATGGAGTCCTCATCATCGTTTGGGGTGTAAATCGAATTATCCGCAGGGCCTTTAATTACTTTTTTACAGATATTGGGCATGATATTCATTTGCCCCTGAGTTAGACCATCTTTGACTATTTCTTGGGGAATAACAGAATCCACCCCCGCCAAGCGCAGGTCAATCCACTTAATTCCTTTAGCAACATTGGTGGATGACATGTTCAGACCTTTATTCAGCTCATCAGGGGGACAACCGTACCATTCGCCGATTAAGATTAAGGATCCGGCCGGTGGACAAAATTGACGGCCATCGGGTAATGTGGCTTCGGTACCATCCGATTGCGCCCACCACAAGTTAGAAAATGGCTTTGACTCTCCCCAGTCATGGGAACGGTCAACAATCCAGCTATCAGGTATTCGAAACGGCTTAATAACGTGATGAGTTGCATTCCAAAGATGGTCAAACCGTCCACCGCTCGTCACATCCCAAGAACCTTCTACCCACGCCTTTTTACGGTTTGGATCTTTAATGCTCATGAGTGTGGCTATGTATTGAGGATCTAAGTACGGATTTTCTTTAAATGAGCCATGGATAGCGACACGAGTTAAAGTAATTTCTTCGTCGCGCTCAGTTTGCGGGTTAAACACTTTCTGTGTTTCCCGAATCACGGTTCCTCGTGGCTTTGGTTCGATAAAACGCTTTTTCACCCATGTATGACCAATGCCAAACGGGTTGGTCGTACTGAAAACCTCAAGCGGAATAGGCTTTAGTAATGTGCCATTTTCAAGAGGGTAATCTTTTGGCCTAAACGATGAGCGCCGACACGAGAACATTGCCTCATAAAAATCAGATGACTTTTGCTTAGTTAATTCGTTAAAGCCAATAAAGGGGAACTCTTGCCCATGATAATCCCAATAATCATCCGCTTCTTTACCAAAACGAAATAGTAGCTCTTCGCCAGTTGGCCATACCCACCTCAATTCTGAAGCTGAAGCAAGAAAGCGAGCGCCATCTTTAAACAACCGATACATACGTTTTGATTGCGTGATGATGTCAGCAAGGTTTTTGTACTCCGTATCAAATATGATACCGCGCCAAAATGAACCATAGCCAATACCCACATTGCGCCTAAAACGAGCTAATTGAGCCGCTGTTTTGCCGGGGCCTCGTGTTCCTTCATACAATATTTCATTACAGGGGCAACTTAGTGATAACGATTGAGATCCGGGTAAAGGTTTCCAAACTACATTGTATTTCATTCACCTAAAACCTCACCTTGTTGTTGCTGTGCAGCTTTCTCCCAACCATCTACATTGTCGCAAGATGGTACTGGCATGATGTTGTGTGTTGCTTCAACTTTCTGCTCAATCTGTTCTTTAAAAGCCTGAACCCTAACATGCTTGCCGAGTAACTCAAGGTTCTTCACCTTGTCAGGCCATTTGATTTTTTTGAGTAATGCTTCAGAACCTTCTTCGCTAGATGACATTACCATGACATCTAAGCCGCTTAGTGTTGTGCGCCATGACTTAGGCCAGCTTTTGACAGGTTTCAGGTCACCGGTTTCGGTGAGTATGTCTAGCACATCCATCTGATCTATTTCGACTAATCGCTTAAGGACGTAATCAGAGTCTATTTCAATACGCTCATTTCTATTTAATTTAAGTTCTTGAATTCTATTTTGAATGTTAACATTTATTAACAGTCGGCTTGATTGTGCGTTCGCAGTTTTCTCGCTGTACCCCGCACGAATAGCCGCTTGTGTGGCATTTAAATCGATGAGGTACTCGCGACAAAACATTTCTTGTTTATCGTTGAGTGCCATATTCATATCCTCATAACAAATTAAAAAGCCGGCTCACTCGAACTGGCTTTGTGACTTGCAATAAAAAAGGCCGCTGAGCGACCTATTCAATATTTGGCAAGTACATTTGAGCTTCTTTCACAACTCGCTCTCTTGCGGTTAGTAGCAATGTTTTCTGCCCCAACGCCCAGTTAGCAATCGTTATTGCGCAAATACTTATATTTTTAGTTGCAGTGTTGATTATCTCTAAGGCTCATTACCTAAAAATTGGTTCGATGTTTTTTAGATATGTGTTCATGTGGTGCACAGGATGAAAATCGGAGATAAAAACACTTAAAAGTAATACTTATATTTCAACTAAGAATGCTATTAACCGCAAATATATTATAAAAATTAATATATTTTTATTCTTTTTTTCGGATAGGATGTACAATAATGATATGATATTAAAAAAGTCAAACTATGTTTATATCCCTCTCAGCATATTAATGCTGTCTCTCAGTACCGTTGCAAGTAAAATTAAGGCAATACTAATGTTTAAACATCACGTTAATTCCCCTAATATTTATACCATTGGTTACGATAACGAGACAAAAGTACTTGAAATTAATTTCATTTCAAATCGTACTATCAAATATATCAATGTACCACTGATTAATTATCAACGATTAACTGTAGCAAAAGATAAAGAACATTATATTGAAAAGTATATAAATAACAAATACCTAAAAATAAAAGATTGCTAGATAAGATTCTATCTAGAGTCAATTACTTTCTTGTCTAAGCTATCAAATTCATATCATCTACCACCACTATTATTAAATAATGTTCGCATCGAATTTAATTGTTCTCGTAGCATTTTGTTGTAGTTCATTACATATATTAACTAGCTATTTCAGTATGCTAATGATGCGTTACTTGCTGATGTTAATATAAAAAATAAATGAGAGCGATAGAATGGAAAATACTATAATTCGGAAACTCATTGAGTTAACACACAACGAAAATAATAAAATCAAGGTTACTGCGATATCAGCCCTTGGTGAGTTATAAAGCTGCCACAGGATAAAAAGCTGCAATCTCAAGGCTTATTCAATTATGCGATGACAAACAGGAATAGATAGCTGTTTGTGCAGTTTATGCATCAGGTAGGCTTTCTTTGCATTTCTAATATGAATTACACTGTTCTTTAATGTATTCCTGAAGCCCTAATATCATTTGCTTGGACTCTGCGATTCGTTGTCTGAGTAACCAATAATTTCCGATAGCGGTGTCAGTAGGTCTGGCGGTTGTTCCATTATCCAAGCTGGCGGTTGAATTGGCTTCGCTTTTCGGACAACTGGCTCTGATGTACACCCGCTCAGGATTACGCTCAGCAGCAATACGCAACTGGTCAATTTCAGCTTTAGCATTTGTGAGTTCCGTTGTGTGTTTGGTGTCGAGTTCGTGAATGGAGTTAATGCGATTTTCGTAGTCTGTAGTAATAGCTACTTGCTCATTTAGGGCATTATTCAATGACTCCTTCTCTTTTTTTATCTCAATATTTTCATCTGCTAGCTTTTGATTTTCACTCACCTGCCAGTTAAGCAGCCCACCCAAAATAATGACACTAACTAGTGTAAATGCTGTTATTTTCCAATTCACATCACCCCCGATAATGACTTAGTGCAACTTGGCAACGCTTTTCTATCCCCTGCGGATCATTGCGACAGGTATCATCAATCAATAAATATGCGCCCGATCCAATAAACAAAATAAGGTAAGCAACCAAGCAGACTATAGACTTCCAAGGCATACGGTCTTTTCTATTTCTCTGCGTGTTATCAGTCCTTTCCATTGTTTTCCACCTGCGTATATCCAGCGGTTTAACTCGTTACATGCTCCGTCAATATCGCCAGCGTTTAGTTTTTTAAGTAACGTTGATCGAGAAAATGCACCTACACCAAAGTTGTATGTGAATGAATAAAGAGCAGCTCGAGTCTCATCGCTAATATCAACTTTGATCAGCGGGTCTATACCGCTGCGAACTTTGCTGAGGTCTTTTTCAAGCAAGGCTAGGCACTCTTCCTCGGTATATGTTTTCCCGTAAACAATGTCGCTACCAGTGTGCCCATAACAAACCGTTGTAACACCCACCACGTCTTTGTATGGCTTGTGTTCTACGCCTTCAAATAGTGAAATCATTGCAACTGACAGACCAATAACCCCACTACCAATCGCGACCGCTATCTTCTTAGGTATTTTTGCCATCTTTCACCGCCTTTAGATTGAATTCTTTGCGCTTGTAATAAAAATTCACTGCGAACGTTCCGACTATACAAAGGATCCCAATAAAAACAGCCCACTGATCTAATGACATAGCACCGATAGTGGCGGTGAATACACCCCACGCATAAGCAAAGGGGCTTGAGTATTTTTCTTGCATGTGTATATACACCCCCTTGCGGAGTGTTCCGTGATTAAAGTTAATGAGATGCCGACTCACAGATCTTATGTGAATATGATGTGTTGTGATTGATTCTGCGGTCGGCATATTTAGATTAATGAATCCAATTAATATTTAAGTTAAGTTAGAGGTTCAGCCCTATGTGACTTATCGAAGGGATGGCGATTAACTTCGGTGTGAGGATTTTATGTCTAAATTTGTTGTTCGTGGTGTTTATGATTTATCTCATGCTTACATAGTAGATCCAATTCCCAATATTAATTATTTGGTAAATGTAAGTTTAAGCGTCAACGGTATAAGTACAATGATTGGTATTGATGCTGTTTCGAATGACTTAAAAAATAAAACAATAGATGAAATTGGAAAATTAGCCTATCAGAAATTTTTAGCTAGCACGAAGTGTGACTAACAGCCTCAGTTCGTTTATTGCTGTTACGTTGGTTTCTTGTGTGCATTTAACAGCTTGATTGACGCTATCAAGCTGTTTTTCTAATGCTGCAACTCTTTTTTCTAAACTACGGTCAGCTTTTACCTTAGAAATGCGGGTAATTCGTGCTTTTTTGATATTTCGACTCATAACTACCTACCTTAAATACAAAAAAGGCCGCACTAGGCGACCTCTTGGATGTGAACTATCCGCAAATTCCGGAGAGCTGGAATACTACAATGCAAACAAGCACTCTGGAATAATATCAATGAGTTAGACTATGCTACCCTCATTGATGAGGGAGACAAAACCCTCGAATTCGGGGGAATTAAAATCCGTCAAACTCATCAAGCATGTAAACCTCTATAACGAGAAAAGCCCCTACCGGAGTAGAGGCTCTATTAATCTGGTTAAGCCAACCTAAGAACAGTTAAGGCAGCTTACCTGATAAGTATTGCTAATTTGCTATAACGTGTCAATAGCAAAGTTCACTTATTTTCTTTATTTTCGCTACACGTTTACGATTATTCATAGCATTTCGAAGAGGTTCATACAATAACCACTGGCAAGCCTTTAACTTTTTGTCTACTTCATTCCTGCAAGTTCCGAAAGATGGCTTTTTAAGTCTGTTGCCTCCTCTTGTTTGCATTTTGCGGGGTTTTGCGACTGAGTGGTAGTAAGATGCTATCGAAAGCTTGGAAGCCCCACACGCATAGTAACTAAGTAATATCTTGTAAGCCCGTTCATCTGTGGCGATGATTGAATCTACGACCTGAGAAATCAACATTCCTTCATCGTCACTGCACATCGGTCTGGTTGGGGTATTATCCGGCTCAACCGTCTTCATGAACTTATAAATCATATTGATCATGCGTATATTTAAACGCCCTGAATGAACCCACGCCCCCCATAACTCAAGCAAATTATCAACATAATCTAATTGCTCTTTTGTAAGCTCTTTCTCCCCGATGTAGCTCATCTTACCTCCGGCAATACAGTGTGATGCCTGTCGCTTTTTGTGCTGAACATAATTGCTAGGAAATGGTGTTTTTCAGCCCTGTGATTAGTTTCAATCTTCATTTCACGCCCACTTTTCTGCACCACCGCATAATCAAATTTGAGCTGTTGCTTTAGATATCTAGCCTCTTCAATTGCTGCGTCTATATCAGTGAACATCTTTCAGCTCCTTCAATTTCTTCCGGTAGTGATCCCGTATTCGCTCATAGTCCTCGCGCTTCCACTTTGGTAACTCATGAAATCCCATCAAAATATCGAATCGCTCCTGTCCGATTTTCTCTATCAGATTAGGCGTGTATTTTTCGATATTGCCGGAAAGGTGGTTATTGCATGGGGCACATTGCTTATGACAGTTGTCCTCATTAAATCTAAGCTCAGGATTTGCGCCAGTGGTTCGATAGTGTCCAGCGTGATATTGGCCTTCGTGAAATCGCCCACAGGAGATGCAAGGTTCGTTTAGGTCTCTATATCGGATGTAGGCGTTAAATGCGTTCTGAGCTTGCTGCGTGAAGTATTTGAGGGGTTTTACTGCTAACTTTCTGATTTTGAGTTTATCGCGGGATTCTTTTTCTTTTTTCTGACGTTCTTTTTTGAGTTTAGCCTGTGCTTTTTCGTAATCCTTTTGCCTTCGCTTTACCCCTAGTTCAGCTCCATGCTCTGGGCTACACCACTCGATATTGTCATACTTTGGGTGAAAACAACTTCTGCAAATTGCACATCGCCGCCGTATTGGTTTAGCCATATATAACCCCCATCGCTAAAGTGACAATCGAAAAGAATAGAATCACGTGTCGGGTTCTAATCATGCTCTAGCTCCAGCCAATAACGAGTTAAATCTTTCTATCAAGTAGTCGGGGAATGCTCGGCTAAACGCGCCTTCTCTGCTGTTTAATTTGCTGGACTCCCTCTTTTTTATCTCTGCGTTGATGGCAATACTCACATCACCGATTATCTTAAATGTAGCAATCTTACCCCTTTGCTTTTGCTTGGTTACTGCACCCCACACAACAAGGTCATTCAGCACCGACGAGTAATTATTTAAATGCACGCGCCCATTGTCTAGATCTCGAACAATGACAGATGTAATCACATCGCCAACTTTGAAGTTTTTAGCAATTATCTCCGCTATAACAATATTCACTTACTCGCCCTCCGCTTCTTGGCTTCTGGCTTCTCTTTGGGATCTTCGGTGTCAGCTTGCTTTCCCTGCGGCTGTAAGCACTGAGGAATCACTTCCATCCACTTTTTCATTTGCTCAAGTGCGTTAGTTCGCTTTGCCATTATTTCTTATTCCTCCGCTTCTTGGCTGCTCGGTTTATCTTTGAGTGACCTGTGATGCGCTTGGTGGACATGGGGTAACTGTAACAACTGCGACTATGGTTGATAGCCCATAAGGCGCTCTGTGCTGATAGTGACGCAAGAAAACGCGCCATTGTTGATATGATATTCATCGCTCTTGCTGCTCCTTGAGTTATTCCCTGTGCCCGTAGTAGTTGTATTCATAACGAGTTGTGCGCAGCTTTACGCCACTTTCTACCGCCCAAGCTGTCGAGTATTCAATTAAGCTACTCATGCGCTTCTTGCCCATCTGAGACGTGCTCTCACGTATGTTTAATAGCTCACCTTCGATACCACGAATTAACGGTGACTCTTTCGCCCCTGTCGTAACCATCCAGTGACCAGACACAAAGACATTCTTCCACTGCCATAATTTCAGTGGTTCATTGTTGAGTGTCATTTGCTTTGATACATCACCACATAGCGCATGAAACATATCGTTCTGCGGTAGTGTTCGGCTGGATTCTGATATTTTTACTTCTAGGGGGAATTCTTCGTTGAGGGGTAAGGCGTGTAGTGCTGCTATCAGGTTATCTCGTATTCGTTTATTTCTTAGAAGAAACTTTGTGGCTTTCTCCAAGTTAACCTCCTATTCAATTTTTTAGAAACACGTTGTTGAATAAGAAAAAACAAATATAAGCCATGGATATTAACCAGAGAATTATCGCTGCCGCTGATATAACCTTCATTATGATAACGAACCAGTTATTATCCCCGTCAAATACCTTCAGCATGATAAATGCCATTGCAAAGCCTAACCCGCAAAATAGGTTCATGCTGATTTTGTACATCAATGTTATTGGGTCACTCACTGTTAGCTCTCCTGTTCCATGCTGCTATGGCTTCATCCCACGATGGCTGCGCCATGCCTCGATGCGTACAACAATGGCAAATTACAAACCACATTGGGAATTTTAGTTTTCTAGCGACACCAACTTTTGTTGATTTACATTCAGGGCATTTCTTAAGTTCGGTCATAGTTTCCCCTCAATAACTAAAGCCGCTATGACTACCGCTATTGGGTAAGTGATTATTTTGAAGTAGAAAATTAACATTTCTTTTTTGGTTGGTTTCTTGACTTGAAGTGCTCGTTGCTTCATTTGACGCCCGAGTAATTTTATATACTCATCACTAATTGGCTTCATCATTCACCCTCTGGCATTGGTGGTGAGCACCAATCAGTTACATTGCTCAGTATTCTGCTTTTCCCGTTTCGACTAAAGTGAATAAAAGTTGGCTTTTCCTGCTCATCGTAGATAAATATAGCTCTAGCATTTGCACCATTGTTTTTAGTCAAAACTACTGCGTAATCGTTAGGCAATTCCTCGCTCACCTTAACCCAATTAGTTCCCTGCATTAGATGCTCCCCGCGATCTGTTTGATTCTTGAAATTTAAAACTTTCATCACTCAATACCTCGCTTAATTGCCAGCTTAGCTTCTCTGCGAATTGCTATCCCCATTCGTTCTAGCCAGTCGGCGTATTTCAAAATTGCTTCAAGTTCGTTGCCGATACTTGGAAAATCATCATTGCTTATGTCAACTTCAAACCGACCAAATTTGTCTTTTTTTACCGTCAAATCTTGCTCAAGAGTGGTGACGCCGTTGTGGTGAGTGACTTTAAATCGTTTCAATCTGCAATCTTTTTCAAGCTTATAAAGTTCTAGCTTCATCTTGGTTTGCTTGGTTTTCATTATTTATCCCACTCGTAAATAGGTCTATATTCTCGACAGTAAATATCAAGACAGCCGCTAAATGTATAAGGGTCATATTGCCAGCTAATTTTCCCGCAGCACGGACAGTTCCATCGTGTTTTTCCGCTATTGCCTTTGCGTCTACGTTGCTTTTTAAGCCACTCAGGAACGCGCAAGCCTGCACTTTGCACCATTGAACGAGCATTGAAGTTAGCTAATCGGAATGTTCGTCTTTTCTGTGCATCAGCAATATCTAACGGTAGCCAGACAATGTTATCCATCGTTAAATCTGGAGTGGTGAATCGCTTAGCTATTGAAAAGTTTGTTGATGGGTATCCGCGGTCATTCAGCCAGTAAACATCATTACCGTCCCAATCTCCTTTCACGTAGCCAACATAACTAGTGCAGCCTTCCTGAATTACTGTCTCGCGCGGTATGTACTGACAATCGACGTGATATTCAGCAAGTGATAGAACACTTTCAGTGCATACAGGCTGGTCAATACTTCTTCCGTGCTCCCACGCCTTCTGCGCTTCCTCTAACGTGTATATATGAGCCTTATCGATATCAGTGGCATAACCTTTGCCGTCCTTGCAATGAAATGATGCGTTGCTACCCACCGTGTCACGGGTGCATATCATGTAAAATGATTTCATCTAGAAGTCCTTATGATTTGGTGTGTTAACACTCGATGTCTGCATCCTGGTAACGATCTAGCACGCTCCGCGATAAATCAGTTTGGTCTAGGCCGCCTCGGGTGTGAGTGAAGTAATAGGTTTTTTCTGCCCCTGGTGCGTGACGTGACTTTGTGCAAATAACCTCTGTTACGCCCTTCATTTCAGTGCCCGGATTGTATTTTTCATCTCGATAAATCATGAAAATAACATCAGCCTCCTGCTCGATTACTCCAGATTCTCTCAAGTCTGAGTTTCCAGGGCGTTTATTCGTCCGCTGCTCAAGGTTGCGGTTTAATTGTGCCAGGGCGACAACCGGGCATTTTAATTCTTTAGCCAGGTTCTTTAGTCCCGTTGCAATTTCACCTACCGATTGATTCATGTTTTCAGGGTTAGTCATTTTCATCTTCTGTAGGTAGTCCACGATGATCACCCCTAGACCGCCCGTCTTTTTGTGCATTCTCCTGGCGTCAGCTCTGATTTCATGAATACTCAAGGATGGCTTGTCATTGATGTAAATTGGCGAGTCCTTAATCTCTGCTAGCGATCCGGATAATCTTGCCCAGGCTTCATCCATGTGCATTTTTGATTTTTCTTTCCCCAAAAGAGATTCCTTATCAACTCCAGCATGATGAAAAGCAACTCTCTCAGATATCTGCCAGGCTGGCATTTCTAGGCTGTAAAACATGACTGGCTTATGATTTTTAAGTGCTACAGACTTCGTTATAGCTGTACTCATCATTGTTTTACCCATTCCTGGACGACCACCAATCACAATGAGATCCGTGTTATTGAAACCCCAGAAAGCCTTATCGATGTTTTCCATCCCGAACTCAGTTTTATACTTCCAGATATCACCATTAATCATTGATTCGATAATCTCTAGCGACTCCTCAACTCCTGTCATAATATGCTGAGTTTCCGTAGCCTGATCATTGCTAACGCTTGATATTTCTTCCTGGATTTGCCCAGCAATATCGTGAACGTGAGTTACTCCGGCTTCGTTTATCCTGGATATACCACTTTGAAGAATTGAAATCGTTCCCCTGGCCAGTGATAGCTGCTTAACTTTTTCGACATATCCAGGCAGCATCTGGATGCTTGGTAAGTCTTTAGCGCATTCTGCTAAATATGAAAAACCACCACTATTTTTGCTATCACCAACTTGCTCAAGCTCACTGTTAACCATTATCAGGTCTATCTTTGCACCTGCTTGGTTCATTCGCTTCATAGCTCGAAGGATTAACTTATTACTAACCGATGTGAAGTCGTCTTCTGACAGGGTTTCAATCGCACTTACAGCCATATCCCCATATTCACCAGATGCATTTAAAATGCCGCCAATCACTGACTTTTCAGCGTATAAATCACAAAACTTGTTGTTCATGTTAAATTCCTTTTTTACGCTCTGAGTATTCGCGTTTAGCTTGCTCGTAGGTTTGCGACCATCTAGCAGGGGTTAAGATCCAATCCAGGGTCAACCAACCTTTTTCACTCAAACCAGAAAATAAACTTGATTGAGATATGAGCCTGAAGCAGGTATCCATGTGCTGAACCTCTCGCCACTGGCCTTTGTTAGTCTTTCCATTCCAAACAGCTTCCAGGTCTTTGTATGCAGGTCTGCGAGGTGTCCACTCCTGGGTGTCAATCGCTCTCTCAGGGATGTATTTATTCCAAATTTTAATCAGCTCATCGTGTGGGCAATCAACTGGGTTAATCCCGTCACGACTTTTCCATTTCAGCGCACCAGCTAGGTATCCATCAAAACGTTTCATCCTAAAAATATTTTCAATTGTGGGTCTAAATGACCAGGTGCTAATCACATACTCCATCACCAGTTTTATTTCATCAGGCGTATAACATTCACCTTTTGATTTAACTGTGTTGAGAGCTTTCAAAATTGGTGCAGTAGATTGGAACTTGGAATTGGTTAGCTGGTTGTAATAATCAAGAATTTCGAGAGCGATATTTTCCCCCTCGGGGGTAAGGGGGATATTGTCTTTATTGTCTTTTGTAATATTGTCTTTTGTGGTTGACCGTTTCGGTAAAACCTCTTTTACTGTTTTGGTAAAGCTTTTCTTTACCGTTTCGGTAAATGTTTTACTCTTTTGGTCAATGTCAGTATTCCAGTCAGAAATATCTTTATTCATTCCAACTTTTCTGCCTTCCTGGATAAATACTTTCATGCGGATTAATTGATTTTTAGCTGTCGAGCATTTAGTGCTATCTAGCCTGGTCATCTTTTCTAGTTGAGGGTTGCTTACCCAATCCATTTTTTTGTTAAAGCCATATGTTTTTCTCCATACGGCCATAACGATAAGTAATTGATGCTTAGTAAGCCCAGCAAGCATGATTGCATCCAGTAGCTCATTAGCTATTCTGGTGTAGCCGTTATCAAGATCTGCCACTGTAGGCCTCTCTTGCCGTTGTTGTTTGCTAAAATCAGCGTATGCAACGTTACCCATGCTGTTTCCCTCCTGTGACTTCCTGACGATGCTCAAGCCGTAATTTTGCATCTTCCAATGCTGACCTGAGCGCCTTAGCTCCCTGCTCAGTGACCGAGCGATTAGCCCGATCACGCATGACGTTTTTATGCACAGCGCTGTAATTAAATTTATTTCTCATGTATAATTACCTCGTTAAACAGTTTTGATTAATGCGCCTCAACAGTTCCCGCTGCTGGGGCGTTTTCTTGTGTTCTCATCAAAGAAAGCTCGCCGATTTGTTTCCATAAAAAGCGATATTCCTCTTCAGATATTTTTCTCTCACCTTCCAACACAAAATCTTTAATCCCCGATGCTGCCAGCGTTTCGCATAGCTCAGGAAATTTGTCAGTTCTGCGTAGAATTGTTGAGTCGTGGACGCCTAACGTTTTAGCCACTACAGACTGAGTTTTAGCTCTCAATGCTTGTAATGCGGTGGCGATTAGGTGATTTGATACAAATTGATTGAAGTTCTTGCGTGTAGTTGCGTAGTCCATAATTTATATTCCATTAAATAGTTACAGTTAGTCCGTTGCTCACGATCCTGTGAGTTGAGTTTTGTATTGATACCCTTTTTCAGGGCTGGGGATTTAAAGAGCGATTAAATCTATGCTGCTTTTGGTGGAAAAATGTCATCGATAGTGACGCTAATCCCATTGTTATTAAAAAAGCTAACTAGCTGTCTACATACTTCAAGGTCTGCTTTACGTCGCCCATTTTCATAATGGCTAATGTTTCCTTTTGTGCAGCCCAGCTCTTTAGCTAAATCTGTCTGCGTAAGCCCAAGTTTTTTTCTATATCGGCTTATATTATTCATCTGAACCTCCTTATTGTTCACAATGAGAGTATACATAAAGTATCCGTTAATTCAACATAAAAGTATACATATTGTCTGTCTACATTTATGTATACATATCGTATTATTGGGTTATGAAAATGAAATGGTATGAACTAGCCAAGTCCCTTATGAAAGATAAGGGCATTACATACGATCATCTAGCTGAGCATTTTTCGGTATCTAAAGGTGCTGTTGGGCATTGGATGACAGGAAAGAGGGAGCCGGCATTTAATGAGATTGCCGGAATACTCGCATATGTTGGCATCAATAACCCAACCATAAATCAAGATGGTACTATTAGCATTGATGCAGATTCGATCAGTAGAGCTGAGCCGACTTACGAATACCCTCTGCTCTCTAAAGTGCAGGCTGGCTCATTTACTGAAAACAGCAATTCTTATACAGAAAAAGATGCAATCGCATGGATACCAACAGCCAAGAAAGCTAGTGATAGCTCATTCTGGCTGGAGGTTGAAGGTCACTCAATGACAGCCCCTCAAGGTGGTCGCCCTAGCTTCCCTGAAGGAATGCTGATACTTGTTGACCCCGATCAGGATGTAGACTTCGGTGATTTTTGTATAGCACGATTACATGGTGATGAGTTTACATTTAAGCGGTTAATTAGAGAGTCGGGGCAAGATTATTTGGAGCCATTAAACCCACGGTTCGAAATGATACCGATTAATGGCAACTGCCAGATTATAGGCAAAGTGGTTAAGTCTCAGTGGCCTGACGACACGTTTTAGGGTGTGGTTGGTGTGATGTACTTGGAATAATAGGTATAACCTGATTGACCCACATTAATTTTGCATTAATACTTTATCTATATATTTTGTGTGTTTTTTTAAGTGGGTGAGGATATGGCGACAATAGAGTTAAAGTTGTCCCCAAAAATTATTGAATGGATAGCAGATAAGCAAGGCGTTTCTACTCTAAGCCTAGCTCAAGACCTTACACCTAAAAAACAAGATCATTTTTTGGAAGGTAAAGTAACTAAAGGAATCGCGGAGAAGCTTGCTAAATTAGCAGGCATTCCTTTTGGTTACCTTTTCTTAGATCACCCTCCTGTTGAGAAAAAGTTAGAAATACCTGATTTTAGAAGGTCTCCTGAGTACGTTGAGTTATCTAGAGATTTCACTGAAACATATAAAGATGTCTTATTTAAAGTAGACTGGTATAAAGACTATTTGAAGGACGTCGGTGCAGATATACCACTACCTTTTATTGGCAAATACACCATAAAAAGTAATGCTGAGACTGTAAGCAAAGATATAGCAAGTGTAATTGGCTTTGATATCGAAGCTATTTTAAAAAAAGTTAGGTTTGATAGTTACTTCGGAGCTGCAAGTAAGCTAATCGAGAATGCAGGGATTCTCGTGTTTAAAAATGGAATAGTTAAAAACAGTACAAAAAGAAAGTTAAACATAGATGAGTTTAGAGGCTTTTCTATAGTTGACCCTGTAGCTCCTGCAGTATTTGTTAATGGTGCAGACTCCTTTTCAGCTCAAATATTTACGTTATTCCATGAAGTTGCACATATTTGGATTGGTAAAGGTGGTATATCTGACTGGGATTATGAAAACAAAATAGAAGCTTTCTGTAATAAAGTTGCGGCATATATATTAATGCCTGACGATCTATATATAAAGAAATGGAAAAGCGAAGCGCATAGCACCGAAGAGAACATATATATAAATAGGCATGTATCTAAGTTTTTCAAGGTTAGTGAGTACGCATGTGCCATAAAAGCTAAAGACCTTGGTCTAATTGATGACGAAACGTTCGTGATGATTAGACGCGCGTGCATTCGTAATTATAATTCTGCCGAAAAGAAGAGTGATGGCGGCTCTCCATACTACACAATACCTTATCGTAATAGCAATAAAATCACCGATGCTGTTCTTGCTCTAACAATGAGCCAAAGTTTACCAATTAGAGAAGCTGGTAGAATTTTGAATATTAAAGCAGACACGGTCATAGAGTTATATAAGAAAAGGACGTCTAGATGATGAACTCTGATCGCTTCCTAATTGATAGTAATGTGTTTATTGAAGCTAAATATTTTCACTATAACTTTAATTACTGCCGTAAATTTTGGGATTTCATACTAGAACTACACAAGACAGGACTGGTATATTCAATCAACGCAGTTAAAAAAGAGCTTATCAGAAAAGAAGATGAGCTATGCTTATGGGTTAAAAATGAAGTGCCTGATAGTTTTTTTGAAGATGAAGCATCATCCATAGGGAACTATGCAAAGCTGATGGTTTGGTCGCAAAACTTAAATGTACACGACAAAGCTAAAGAAGATTTTGCAGATATATCTAAGGCTGACGCGTTCTTAATAGCTCATGCTATGACACATAAGATGTCACTAATAACTCAAGAAAAAGAACAGGCAGGGGCCAAGAAAAGAATTTTAATACCAAATGCAGCAAAAGAAAATGGCGTCAAAACTCTAACCATATATGAGTTTTTAGCCAGGTATTCTGGACAAAACTTTTCAATAAAATAACCCCCCCCAAGCCCTCCCCGCGAGGGCTTTTTTGTGCCCGCAATTCCCCGCCAGTGTGATATTCCTCGCAAGATAAATAATTTTTTGAAAATAAATTGCCTGTAAATACAAATAGTTGACTTTAAATAAAGAAATAAGTCTACATTATGTATTTACACCCATCTACTAATCGTATACATTTAAACACATCGAAGGCATGGAGCCATAGATAAACAGGATGTTCGCTCTTTAAGCAGATAGCGCTGTAAAAGCGCAAACCAAAGACAGTATGTTTTGGGATTGGTGAACGCTAAGGCTGATTAGCAAGATAGGGATCGGCAATAACTCAGTAAGTCGCATGTCGCATGACGTAACACCGAAAGTAGGAGATCAGCACCTACCACCAATCACCAAAGCAAACTGAAAGGAGAAAACTATGTGTAACTTTCACGGCTATAACAACGCCAGATCACGCAGAATGGAACGCAGAAAAGCATTGCAGGAAGCGCACGCATTAACTGAAAGATTAAAAACTGCAATACATGGCGAATCAGTAGAAGAAATAAAACGCCCTACCTTATCACTAACACGCAAGCCAATTAGCCGAGTTGAAAAAGCAATTTCAGTTCGCAGCACTAAAGTTTATGACTCAGCAGATAATACCTGCTTGCCAAATTCTAGTATTTACTCAGCTAAATATCGTAAGTCAGGAACATTATTAGAGTCTGGCGAAGTGACAGCGAGAGCCTAAACAAGGGGTATACCATGGAAAATAAAGCAGAATTACAACGCGACTATGTTGAATACAAGAAAAGAGCTAAATCAGCGAAAAGCATGAGTGTTCGCATGATGTATATATCTATGGCTCTAACGTTAAGAGCCGAATTGAGAGCTTAAAGCCCACGGATGGGCTTACCTTACCTCTTCATATGCTTTACGTATTTTAGTGTTATTTACTAGGGCGTATTCTATATCTTTAAGGTAATTTCTAGTAATCCTATATCTGCAATTAGGCTCGTTAATATAGTCACCTCTAATTGGTTCGATTATTCCTTTATTAAATAATTCGATGACACCTTTTTCATTCATTGAATCAAAAGACAATTCGCTATCCAGACCTATTTCAGCAAAGATTGCAATAATCGAAGCTTCCTTGTCGGTGACATTATTAATATTGTTTTTCTTTTTTTTATTTAATCTTACTTGTGTTAACGCTCTGTTTAAGTCAATACATAACTTAATGAATAACTTAACAAAATATGAAATAAAGTAACTCACTGGAACAAAAAATAATGACGACACTATATATGGATTGTCCCACTGAAGGAGCTTGGAGTTAATAAATTCAATATACCCAATGGGAGTAAATATTAATAACGCAAACCAAGATAACAACCAAAACATATTGAACCTCAATGATGTGTTTTGTTTTAAATAGGCAATCACTGCCTCAATCCAATTCGGCATGGTTGATAATCTCTTATTCTGTAGGGGTGAGTGGATTATAGCCGATTTCTCGCTGTAGGGGTACAGGAGAACCACCTCGCCTGACGTGGTTAAAAGCAGGCACAGTTAACTAATTACAGTCCATTGCGGTGGGCTGTGGTGAGTTGATTAATAGATAGGAGATAGAGCAACTATTTCCAAAATGGAAACTGTTGCCTTAGTTAATAACGGATGGAGTATGACAGATAAAAAGAATTTACCGTGGCAACTGGAAGAATTACGCGACAAGTTCGCTATGGCTGCACTAAATGGGTGTTTATCTCATAGTGATGCGAGTAATGTCGCTTTTACTTCGGTTAAAGAGGCTTCTGATTATTATGCAAAACTTGCTTATACGTATGCAGATGCAATGTTAAAGGCTAGGGGGTGATATGGAGTTTAAAGGCACGCCTGCACCGTGGTTTAATCACGATGGTTTTATATAAGGACATAATGACTCGCTTATTGCCGAACTAACAAAGCAAACACTCCTAGCACGATAATTAAGATTACTGGTATTCCTATAGTGAACTTCAAATACTTAATAAAAGATCGAGTTATCGCTTTCTCTACTGCTTTTTGAATGACTTCTTCAAGCTGTTCAGGGGTTAAGTTCATATTAAATTATCCATATAAGCCCAATGTTAGTTTTTCAGAATAACTCATATTAACACTATTCATCAATAGTATTCATATCGCTATTAATAGTGAGGAATACGCACATAAGGAACATAGGAAATGGCAAATGATAATAACGGCTGGATTCGCTGCGATGAGCGACAGCCAGAACTTGGTGATTACTCCGTATTAGCTTATTGGGAGGGTCACGGCGGAATGGATATGGTTCATGTGGATGACTATTTCGGAGACATAACTAACGGACGAGATGAACACGGAAATCTAATGCATACGAAATGGTATTTAAGCCAAAAAGTCACGCATTGGCAACCTATGCCAGAAGCACCAATCAAGTAACCCACCGCACCAACACCAGACCCCAAATAACTATCGCTATCGAAAGATACGTGAGGATTAATCATGCATACAAATCAGAAATATAACCGTGCAATGCGAGATGGATTCATGGTTAAGCCAAGCAAACCGCAAGCCACTCGATCATCTATAGCAAGCAAGCGTCAGACAAAAAAAGATGAGCCAAGTTGGAAGCTCTACTTTGCAACGATAGTGGTTATGACTTTTATCTTACTCCCGTCTTTTTTGAACTAGGAGCCATTTATGTCCGTAACAATTAAACATGGAGGAGCCTACACCAAGGACGGTGAAATAATCATCGAATCACGCGATGTAATAGCAGTAACCGGCGACACGGACGCGCTATTTTTGGCTATGGAAAGCCCATTTGAAGAAGTAATTAGTCATGCAGCTAAGCATGGATCGCTAGCTGAGTTATTGGATATGGTGCAAACGGAAATTGCGAAGATGGCCAAGGAGGCAGCATGAGAATTTCAGAGTATGAAAATTTCGTCAATATTCCAGACCGTGAGCACCTAGCAAATCAGGATGATGAGCTAACTAATGAAATGGCTCAGCGGTTTTATGATGCCCTTCCCTCATCGGTCATAAGGAAAATGACCACTCAAGAATCAGATGAAGCATGGAACGCTTTTTTTGAGGCTGCAAAAAGCGAAAGGAGGCTATTGTGAGCACAGCAGTTCAAAAGGTATATGAAATTATTAACCCGCTTAAAACGGAGTTTGAGCAGGTATGCAGCGAGCCAAGCATAGCATTTAAAAGGGAGTCTGAATTTGCTATGCAGATATTTGCTAATAATGACTTTCTGGCAAATGTCGCTGTGAATAACGTTGTTTCAGTTCGAAGTGCTGTAATGAATATTGCGGCAATTGGCATTAGCTTAAACCCAGCGCAAAAACTAGCTTACTTAGTTCCTCGTGATAAGAAAGTATGCCTAGATATTAGCTACATGGGATTAATGCATATAGCCCAGCAGTCAGGCGCTATCAAGTGGTGCCAATCAAGTATTGTACGCCAGAATGATAACTTTCAGCTCACCTCAATAGATACCGCACCTCGCCATGAATACAACGCCTTTGCTACACAAGAGCAAAGAGGCGAAATAGTCGGCGCTTACACGGTAGTCAAAACAGAAGATGGCGACTACTTAACTCACACAATGGCTATTGCAGATATCTATGCAATCCGTGATAGGTCATCAGCTTGGAAAGCTTGGATATCCAAAAAGGCAAAATGCCCTTGGGTTACAGATGAAGAGCAAATGATACTGAAAACTGTTGTTAAGCAAGCTGCTAAATACTGGCCTCGCAGAGAACGACTAGACCAAGCCATTGACTACGTTAACACCGAAGCTGGTGAAGGCATCGACTTTAAAAATGAACGGTCACAGCCTCGTGATGTTACTCCCGCTAGTGAACAGCAAATGAATGAAATCACAGCGCTCATGATCAAGGTAGATGGCGAATGGAGTGATGCATTTATGGAATTCATTAGCAAAAAATTCAAGCGCACAATATCACACCCTACTGAGATAACAGCATTTGAGGCAAATGTGATCATTGACATGCTAAGGAAAAAGGCAACAGGAAAATGATTAGCAATGACATCATTCTAAGCAAAACAGGTATCGATTTAACCAAAGTAGAGCAAGGAAGCGAAGAGTGGTTGTCAATCAGGTTAGGAGTTGTAACCGCCTCAGAGGCATGGAAAGTTATCTCTAAACCAAGGTCCGGCAATAAATGGCCAGACACAAAGAAAACATATTTAAACACCCTTATTGGTGAAGTCTGCACGGGAGTTTACAAGGAAGTATCAGCGAGGACGCTGGAATGGGGTAAAAACTACGAATTAGAAGCAAGGATGACATTCGAGTTTTACACCGGGTTAACGGCAAAGGAAGTGCCAATAATATTCAAAGATGAGCAACTACGGATAGCTTGCTCACCGGACGGAATTTGTAGTGATGGCTCAGGATTAGAGCTTAAATGCCCAAATAACACGGACGTATTTATAGACTTAGCATTGAATGGAATCGATGCAATGAAAAGGGAATATGTGGCTCAAGTTCAATATTCCATGTGGGTTACAGGTAAGGATATCTGGCACTTTGCAAACTATGACCCTCGGATGCCAGCAGGGAAAGAAATCGCATATTTCCCTGTCGTTCGTGACGAAAAAATGATGAAAGAATTCGACGAATTCGTACCCGAGTTCATTGAAGTAATGGATCAGGGTTTAAATAAATTAGGTGTTCAATTTGGCAATCAGTGGGGTAAGCCGTGCTAAACGAAGTAAATATTATTGGTCATCTTGGTAATGACCCTGAAATTCGATACCAACCTAGCGGTGACGCTATCGCAACTATGTCTATCGGATGCTCTGAACGATGGAGAGATAAAAAGTCTGGTGAGCAAAAAGAAAAAACTGAATGGATACGTGTTGTTGTGTTTGGAAAGTTAGCTGAAAACGTTGGTGAGTATCTTAAAAAAGGTTCACTAGTTTTTGTAAAGGGAAAATTCAGGACTAGAAAATGGCAAGACCAATCAGGCCAAGATAAATATTCGACTGAGGTCACTGTGGGCATGGACGGCATCGTGAAGTTTCTAGACAAGAAACCACAGTCACAATCAACACAGCAACAAGGTGGATGGGGGCAACTTCAACAGTCACAGCAAAGGCAACCAGCTCAGCACAACGAACCACCGATGGACTTCTCAGATGATATCCCATTCGCGCCTATCGGCCTCCCCTACCCACGCCACGCTATTTATGTGATTTAACCAAAGGATATAGCCATGAGTATTGATTACGAGCCAAAGTTAATTGTTGGCACTGATATGGAAAAAGTAACTATTGATGAAGAGGCAATCGACGAATTACTGAATGACGATTACACACAACACGGATCATATTTCAGTGGTCGATTTAGTTTTATTGGCAAAGAGGTGAGCGTAGAGGAAATTAATGACCCTAATTTCATGCTGAAATACCTATCCCTCAAACACGAAGTAGCAAAAGAGTTAGGCGTTACACCTGATGATATCACGCTAAGGAATGGCGTGTTAATCATGTAATTCAACCCACGGACTCAGTGCAAGGATGCAAACAGGAGATAGATATGACAAGAAAAATGAAATTAGCTGCATACGATGAATTCGGCAATGAAGTGAATGGTGTTTCGTTAAGCGTTACCGAGAGTCAGTGGAACGCTATGAGTAGAGATGAGCAAGTAGAAATAGAGAAAAACACTCTGGCTATGTTATTCGAAGTTCGTGTTTCTCCATTCTTGGATTCAAATAAAATTAACGAATACAAGATGAAAGATATGATTTTTGATTATTGCAAAGGCGAAGGCGTTGAACTTAATGAAGGCATTAGACAAATCATTGATTTATTAAAAGCACAAATATAGCTGGACAGCTTAATTTAACTCGCAGGGATGCAATGAAGAGGAATGAATATGGATAAGCAGATGCTGCTATATGCAAGAACGAACAATCAAGGCTCTACATGTAGCACTGATATTGGTTACACAGAATCAGAATGGGAAAAATTATCTGAAGATGAAAGGGCAGAGATTATAGCTGAAATCACGGGTGATGTTGTTGATATGTGGGTACAGCCTGAGGAATGAACATGAAAGTCTATCTCGATGATGAACGCCAAACACCAAAAGGATTTGTGCGTGTTTACTGGCCTGATGAAGCAATTAAATTACTGGAAACTGGCGAGGTTGAATTAATTAGCCTAGACCATGATTTAGGTGATGACGAACGCGGTACAGGCTATGACGTTTTATTGTGGATAGAAGAACAGGTTTACTTAAACGGATTTAAACCGCCTGAAATTATTGTTCATTCATCTAATTCATCAGCACGTCATAAAATGGAATTAGCAATTGCAAATATTAAAAAGGTGGAGTGATGAAAGACAGAATCAAGTTTAACGACGCAATGTTAGCGGCTGTCATGGATGGCAGAAAAACGCAGACTCGCAGACCGATTGAGCCACAACCAAAAGTAACCGAGGAAGAGTTACGCAAGTTAGGTGCATGGCAGGAAGGTTACACACTATCAGAGCAAGTATGTTCTGCATGGCGGCATGGGTTTGTTGATGTTGATTGCCCGTATGGTGAAATTGGCGACATCATCAACGTTGCAGACAAGGACGGTAATATCAAAGGGAAAATAGAAATTACTGATGTTTGGTTGCAGCAAGTAAATGATATCAGTGAAAGCGATGCTAAAGCCGAAGGGTTCGATGGGAAATTGAATTCATGCACATCTGACTTCGCCGCTGTATGGATTGGCGTATACGGAATTGATAGCTGGATGAATAACGATTGGGTATGGGTGATTGAGTTCAAAAAGGCGAGTTAAGGAGGCATTTTGACAGTGGATTAGTCACATGGATGTGAGTATGATTCCTGCTTTAATTTATGTTAAGGACAATAAAAATGAGTGAAATATCACACTTAGCTACAGATAAAGATATTGTGACAATGGGAACGGCAATTATAAGTGTAGTTTGTTTGGTAATTGGTGGTGCTATTGGATTTTTTACCAAGTATTTTTATGAGAATAAAAAAATCAATGAAAGTAAAAAAGCACTACGCCAGCAAATGATAACAAATAATATTGCGCCAATGAGGCAGGCTTGGATTAATGATTTGAGAAAAACATCATCAGAAATAATTGGACACCTACAGTTCATCATACAAATAAAATCATTAATAAAATCTCGCGATACCAATGCTAAACTTTTTTATATAGAGCATAGATCTAAATACTATGAACTATTATGTCAGATAAATTACCTAGAGTTGCTTTTACCTGCCAATAAAGATGGAAGTCAACCTATAGAATCATCAAATGTAAAGACAAAACTAGAAAATATTTTAAATCATTTAAATAAAAAAACCACAGACAACAACTTAAAAAAAACAAGAAATGAAATAGAGCAACTTTCTATTGAAATAAAAGTTATTTTAAAAAAAGAATGGGAAGTAACCAAATCTCTCAATGAAATGAAATAATCATCACCCTGCACTAGCAGGGTTTTTTATACCTAAAATTCAGAGCAACAATTCATGCAAATAATCGGATATGTATTACTCATGCTAATACAGGGTTCTGCTGTGCCTGTTACAGAGCAAATATACACACAGCAAGAATGCGAGAGCCGTGCTATGCAAATAATGCAGGTGCGGGATGTTGAAATTAAGTGCGGAGAGGTGTGGAATGAAAATTAAATTATTAAATGATGGTGGTTATAGTGGTCATGAAGGATTTACCTTCACTAAAAAATTTCCTATTACTGCTAATCTCATGAGAATAGATGGAGGAATAAGTGATGGTCTAGCATACGTATCTGGCGAGGAGATGATTAACATTGGATGTGTGTGTGACCGTAAAGAAGTTTTTAATTCGCCATTTTCTTTTTATATAGGTTACGAATGCGAGGTTATCAATGAATAAATACACCGAACTCTCTGACTTCGAGATTAATGAAAAGATTGCTGAGAAATTGAGGTTAGATTATTGGGGCGCAGAACCTAATATTTATGTTGATGATTATGTTTACTCTCCATGTACTAATCCTATCCAAGCAATGCCAATTATTATTGAGAATGGTATTAGCATGGTGCGAGTTAATAATACTTGGTCAGCTCGTCAATTTAATAATCACTGCATAGAAATTATTGGTGATAATTATTATCGAATTGCCATGGAAGTTTATTTATTAATGAATGGAAAATAGCATAGGTGAATTATGGATATTATCGACTCAGCAAATGAACTTAATGAATTAAATATAAAAAATGCAATGTTAAATCGACCTCCAATAATTAAATCGATAAATGGAATGTGCGTCTGGTGCGAAGAATTACCAGCGGCAACTAATAGCGCATATTGCAGCAAAGATTGCGGAGATGATCATGAGCAATATAAACGAAAAAATGGATGATGTAATACTAGAAAATGGGCGCAGGAAGATAGCCCGCGAATGCCGCAATAAGTTAAAACAACTCAAGAAACTCAGCGATAAACAAAGCACTTTAATTCTTAATCAATACCTGCCTAAATTTAAATTAACACTCACAGATAAACATAAAAATTTCACGCCTAAACTTTGGCTTATTTGGTATGTGAATAATATCGATAAGGAGATTAATAGTGAATGACTCGTATTACACGGTAGAAGAATACTCAAAGCTATTAAATCTATCAAAAGGCACCATATATAGAAAGCCATCAAAATACTACATGTTTAAGGTCGGTGGATCTTGGCGTGCAAACAAGGAAAGCCTGAAAAAATTTGAACAGGCGCAGTTTAACGACAATAATGTCTATCGGCTGGCTGTAGTCGGTAGTGGGAGAAAAGCATGCCGATCTACAAAAGAGGTAAAAAATACTGGGTTGACGTCGCAACACCAAGCGGAGAGAGAATTAGAAAATCTGCTTGCACGGAGGATAAAGTCAAAGCTCAGGAATATCATGACAAGTTAAAACATGAACTATGGCAGATGGAGAAGTTAGACAAATTGCCTGATAGGTCATTTGAAGAAATGATATTACTCACCTTAAAGGACGCAGAAGGTCAAGCCTCATATCAAGTAAAACTTGCTTATGCAGACTACTTTCTGCAGATCTTTAGGGGGAGAAAAATATCCACCATAACCAGCGATGAGATAGCTCACTCTTTGCCACTGTACAACCCTCAAACAAAGAGAAAGCTATCCAACGCTACGCAAAATAGATACCGCTCATTTATTATGCGTGCTTTTTCGTTGGCTCACAAGATGGGATGGTTGCTTAAATCATCCTATATACCCAGAATGAAAGAGCCGACTGTAAGGGTTAGGTGGCTAGAAAAGCGGGAAGCTGAGCTACTCCTTTCTAATATTAAAATTAAGTGGATGAGAGATCTTGTGTCAATAGCACTCCTAACAGGGATGAGAAAAAGTGAGATCCTTTCTCTGAAATGGAAAAGTGTTGATGTGGCTAGACGGGTAGCCCATGTTACTGCTGATAATGCTAAATCAGGAAAAGCTAGACCAGTTCCTCTAAATGATGTTGCCATTGAAATACTCAATAGCATTGAAAAGGAAGGCGACTATGTTTTCTCCAATAACGGAATGAAAAGAGCTGGTTATTATCGGGAATGTTATGACAAGGCATTAGCTGACTCAGACATAACAGATTTCACTTTTCATGATCTAAGGCACACATGGGCAAGTTGGCATGCACAAAGTGGAACGCCGCTCATGGTGTTGAAAGAAATGGGAGGATGGGAGACATTAGAAATGGTTCAGAAATACGCTCATTTCAGTGGTCAACATTTAACCAAATATAGTGAGCACGTCACAATTTCGACACAGTCGAATAATAAAGCCAGTCAAAAGCCACATCTAACTCTTTTAACTGGCTGA